GTGAAGACCTATCACGGCAAGCGCGTCCATGGCGTGCCCGTCGTCAGCGTCGCCCACGACGCCGACGGCTCGACGTTTTACCTGACGCCCGCGGCGTCGGTGGCGCTCCACCGCGTTCGCCACTTCGGACACTTCGACCACTTCGACTGGGGCGGCTCGGGTCACACCGGCGACGCGACGGCCCAGCTCGCCCTCGCGCTCCTGCTCGACGCGACCGGCGACCCGGCCCGGGCGCTGGCCCAGTACCACGCCTTCAAGTGGGACGTGGTCAGCCAGTGGCAGGGCGAGTGGAAGATCACCGACATCGAGATCCAGGGCTGGCTCCTGGGTATCCCGGTCCCGGCGATCGCGGAAGGGGGTGTCGCATGAAGCCTCCGACCCTACTGGAATTACCACCCGGGCCGATCGACCCACTCTCCGCGGAGATCCACGAGCTACTCCGCCGGCTGCCGCCTGGCGACGAGCGGGTGCTGCGGCTGCTCCAGGCGTACCACAAGTGCGGGCTGGCCGCGGCCAAGGGTGCCGGTAGCGTGCAGGTCAAGCGCCAGGAAATCGAATCGCTCCGCCGGTGCCTGCATGACCGGCTCCTTGAGCTGGTCGAGGCCGCACCCACCACGCCCGCCGCGGAAGGAGGTGGCATATGAAGCCCCTCACCGCGGAAGCGGCCCGCGCCCGTGTCCTCGAGGTGATCGACCGCATCCCACGCGCAAGCTCGCAGCGCTTCCGGGCGATGGCCCTGATCGCCCAGACGCAGGCCCGCATGGAGGTGGTCCGCGAGCGACCGCTGACCGAGACCGAGCGACACGCTGAGTACCACCGCCTCTTCTGGCGGCTGGTCAAAGGACTCCGGACGCTGGCCCGGCAGTCCGCTACACCCACGACGCGGAAAGGGGGTGGGCTGTGACGCTGCCACCCACCCCGGAATCGTTCCACGCCGCGACCCTGGCGATCCGCTACCTGCTCGATCGCATCCAGGTCGATCCGGATCTGCGCTGGCACATGCTCGGCACCGAGAGCTTCGCGCTACTGTGTCGAGCCGAGGCCGCCTTCACCGGCGTGCCCGAAGACCAGGTGCAGGCACGGCGCGAAGCCGATCGACAGCCGGCCCATCGCCACCGCCGGCCCTCTCTGCCGCTGGCCCGCGAGCTGATCGCCGAGCTATGCGCGGCTGGACGCAGCCTCATCCGCGGCGGTGTCATCACCGGTGCAGACGCTGCCGAGCGCCGACTCGCCGCGGCGATCGACGCGGCCGAAAGGGGGCACGTATGATCCCCCACGACTACGTCGAGCTGGTCCACGTCGCCAGCGTCTACCTCGCCGCCCTCGAACACAGTGATGAGGTCTGGGTCGATCGGATGGAGAAGGAGCTCCGCCGGCTGCTCGACTCGATCCGCGACCAGTGGGTCGGCGAGGATCGCGCCGGTGCCGTGGCGCCCTATCATCCTGGGTCGATTGATTCGCGCATGCCGGAGCAACCCGGCCGCACACCCCGGACGGCCCGCGGCCGTGTCTGGGCACGACCACCAGGCTGGCCACAGATCGAATTCACGACGGACGCGATCCTCACGGAGATCGTCCGCTACCGTCGGCCGGACCTGAAAGTGCCGTCCCCAAGATGGGGTCGGGTACTGGCGCTGCTGACAGGCTGGACGGACGAAGAGATCGTCGTGCGTTTTTCGATGATCGAGCGCGACCTGATCCGTGAGGCAACGCGCCCGACCGCGGGAAGTCCGCCGGAAGGAGGTGCCGCATGAGCCGCACCGCCACCCGACCGCGGCTGCACGATCCACTCGCGTCGCTCGACGTGGCCACGTTCGTGGACCTGGTCCGCTCGCTGCGTAGCGCCCAGCTCGCCGACGCCGCGGCCGGTGGCGACTTCGCCACCAAGCCGGCCCGCATCCTCGCGAGCCAGCTCGACGAGTGGCTGCTCGATCTGGGCCGGCCGCCGTCTCTGCCTCTCTTGCGTTGCGACGACGACCCAGACACCGACTCGATCGATTCGACCAACGATGCCGATTGACCGTTCCGTGGGCGGGCGTGTAGCAACCCGCAGCGCAAGGGATGGGGCTGGACGCGACTGGCTCCCGAACGTCAACGATGGTGGCGCCGCCAGTCACGGAGACCTGGCAAGCCCGGTTCAAATCCGGGACGGAACGAACCCCATCGGCGGGCCGACCAGGGACGACAGGCCCGCTTCCGCCGGCGATCCGGAAGGACCCAGGATCGCCGGCTCCTCCCGAACACACTCAGGTATTCACCTCATGCCTGCGACCATGACCAGCGCGGCCAAAAGCACGCGCGCACCCTCGACCAACGGACACCACCAAAACGGGACACTCACGGGCAGCACCTCGAAGCCCGCGGCAGACCCGCCGCCCGACTCGATCCCAACAACATTGCGGGTCGATCAGTTGCGGCCCAGCCCGACCAACCCACGCAAGACATTCACCGGTCTCGATTCGCTCGCCGAGAGCATCCGCAAGGTCGGCATCCGCCAGCGCCTCTTGGTCCGGCCTGTTCCCCCAAAGGGCAAGCCGGTCCCGACACACGACGGGGACAAATGGGTCGGCGTCGACCACTTTGAGATCGTCTGCGGAGAAAGGCGCTTTCGAGCGAGCAAGCTCGTCGGCCTGACCCGCATCCCCGTCGATGTCGCGCTCTTGAGTAATGAACAAGTGCTCTTGATCCAGCTCGTCGAGAACGACGAGCGCGAGGACCTCGTCCCCTCCGAGCAGGCGATCGCGTATCGTCGGCTGGCCAATGTGATGACGGTCGAGGCGATCGCGGAGAAGACAGGCCGGCCTCTCTCGGTCGTGCGCGGCATCCTCAAGCTCTCACGGCTGAGTGTCGAGGTCCTCGACGCGGTCGACTCCGGGCAGCTGCCGCGCGTCGTTGCCGAGCTGGTCGCGCGGATACCCGGTGAGGAGTCCCGCGCGAAGTGTGGCCAGATCGTGCTCTCCGGCCAGAGCTACTACCGGGAAGGGGACCACGTCAAGAAGCCCAAGCCCGACGACGAGCCGCTCACGTTCCGCGAGACGAAAAAGCTCATCGCCACACACTTCCAAGTGCAACTGAAGGACGCGCCGTTCGATCGGATCGCCCTCGACCTGGTCAAGGATGCTGGCTCGTGTGACTCCTGCGCGAAGCGTGCCGGCAATGATCCGGACGCAGTCGCCGACGGCGTGCGCGCGGACATGTGCTTGGACCCAGCCTGCTACCGTGCGAAGTCCGACGCACACCACGGCAAAACGATCGAGGCCGCGAAAGCCGATGGCAAGAAGCTGCTCAGCAAATCGCAATCCGCCGGCTACTTCCAATCCTGGGGCGATCACGCGGTCGGCTACGACTCGCCCTACATCGACCTCGACGGCGAGTGCTACGAGGACCAGCGCCGCCGCAAGTGGCGGACGCTGCTCAAGGGTCACATCACCGAGGCTGACGTGGTGATCGCAGTCGACCCGGCCGGCCGGCCGCGCGAGATGGTCGACCGCAAGCGTGCCCAGGCCATCGCCCGCAAGGAGCACCGACTGGGTCGGGCCGGTGGATCGACGAGCGCCGCCGAGGCCAAGCGGAAGAAGGAGCAATCCGAAGGCGATCGAAAAGCCAAGCTCGGTAAGGCCGCGGCGGGTGAAGCGATCCGGCTGGTCGCCAAGCGGGTGACCAAACAGTTTCATGGTCTCTTGACGCTACCCTCACTGGGCGAGTCGGTGCGCGTCTTGCGGCAGCTCGCCCTGGGGCTCGTCGATAACACCTGGAACGATGTTTGTCGTGTCGTGGCCCGCGGCCGCGGCGTCGCCGGCGAACCACATGACGCGGTGCGGGCGATCTTGCAGGATCAGGAAGACCCCGCCGGCATCCTGGGCGTGATCGCCGAGCTGGTCGCGGCGCGAATGTCGTCGTCCTGGAGTAATCGCTGGTATGCGGATCACGAGCTGGCCGACGAGGAGATCCAGTTCTGGAAGGCCTTTGGCGTCGATCGCGAGGCACTCCTGGCCGCCGCCGAGAAGCCCCTCGAACCCTCCGTGAAGCTGGCCCAGGGCACCGGCCGCAAGGCGGGACGCCGAGGTGCGAGCGCTCGCACCGCCCCGTCTGCCCAGCGGGTGACCGAGCCGCCGGTCGCGCGACCGGGCCAGAACATGCCGCTGGTCAATCTGCCACTCTTCCCAGAGGCCGCCGCCAAATACCTCCACACCCGCCACAACATCCTGCTCGTCGGCGAACTCGTACCACACATCGAAGCGGCCCGCGCGAAGAGTCCAGGCACGCCCATCTACGCCGCCCTGCGAGCGCTGGGCCTGGAGCCGCCCGACCTTCACGCCGCCGGCGACGCGCTGGTGGACTCGTTCGGCAGCGCTTGGTTCGAGACAGCCGCTCCGCCATCGGAGGCCCAGTCGTGAGAAAAACACTCGCCGACGGCCGCGTCTTGACCGTCGAGCCCACACTCTTCGGTGCACGCCTCGGCGTCGCCCAGGCCGACGATCAGATGTACTACGAGGACGTCTGGTGCTACCAGTCGATCGACGCGGCGGTCAGCGCTATGATCGCGTGGGACGGGACGGGTGAACCTGCTGGCTGGCACCGGCATCCCCAGAGTGGACGGCGTCGGCCCGATGGCGATGCCACGAAGGAGTACGTGAACTCATGAACCGACCTGCCGAGATCACACCCGAATGGCTCGTGGCGAGCGAAGCGGAGATCGAACGGTTTCGCGCTGAGCAACGGGCCGGGCGAATGCCGATCGGCCGCCAGGTTCCCGACAGGATCTTCGAGATCCAGCACTTCCGCGAGACCTGGCACGTCGGCCGCTATTTACACGAGAAGCTCCTGGCTGCCGGCGCGAGTGACCAGGCCGCGCGGGACATCTGCTTTGCCAACGGCCAACGCTGCGCGATGAGTGCCGACCCGTGGGTGGTCACCGCTCAGACACTGTCCCGGTTCCTCGCGGGCGACGTGGACAAACCCGGAGCGGAGCTTGCCGAACGTCTGCTGGCCGGTGAAGAGTCGGGAGGCCCGACATGACCGACCCCGCCGACGTCTACCTGCTCGGTCATCAAGCTCACCAGCTCTCGCTCGTGCTCCTGCAGTTCGGCTACGTCCAATGGAATCCGGAGTTGGCCGGCCTTGTCCCTCCTGCCGCGGTCATTCTGGCGGCCGACGCGGGGAAAGCGGATTACCTGTTCGCCGGTTACTACCGGGGAATCGGCCGGCCAGTCTGCTTTTACGCCCCGCGTGGTCAGCGCCAGCGGAAGCGTGTCGAGGCGATGGGGTTTTACCAGGCCCAGACTGCCGATGAGGTCGTCGATTGGCTGGCGAACCACGCCCGTCCTGTGGAGGCCGAGGCTGTATGACCACCATCCCCCTGGGTTTCGAGATCAGCACCGGCACTCCCGTCGAGGTTCCGCTCCGCCACCTGGTCATCACCGGACAAACCCAGGAAGCCGGTAAGACCACGGCCCTCGAAGCGCTAATCGCCCGTTCGGGCCTCCGCGCCGTCACGTTCGTCACCAAACGGGGCGAGGGCAGCTTTCGCGCTGCTCACCGGATCGACCCATACTTCCGCGAGCAGGCCGACTGGCAATTCGTCGCCTCGATCCTGGAGGCCAGCCGCGGCGAGAAGATGAAGTTCGAGCGGGCCTGGATCATCCGCGCCAGCAAGGGCGCCCACTCGCTCGCCGACGTGCAGCGCAATGTCCGTGCCGCACTGGAGAAGGCGAAGGGGCTGTCGGCCGATGTCTACCTGACGCTCGATGCGTACCTCGATGCCGTCGTGCCGCAGATCGGTCGGGTGCGCTGGGCACCGAAGGTGGAGCTGTCCGCGGGTGTCAATGTGATGGACCTCGCGGCCCTCAACGTGGAGATGCAGCACCTGGTCATCCGCTCGACGATCGACTGGGTGCTGGCCCACGAGACCGAGACCGTCGTCGTCGTGCCCGAAGCCTGGAAGTTCGTGCCCCAGGGTCGGGGCACACCGGTCAAGCTCGCGGCTGAGGCGTATATCCGCCAGGCGGCGGGCCTGCGGAACTACCTCTGGCTCGACAGCCAGGACATCGCCGGCGTGGAGAAGGTGATCCTCAAGAGCGTGCCGGTGTGGATTCTCGGCGTGCAGCGCGAGTCCAACGAGGTCAAACGCACGCTCGCCCAGATCCCCGCCGGCATCAAGAAGCCCCGCGCCGAGGATGTGGCGACCCTCGGCCTGGGTCAGTTCTACGTCTGTCACGGCACGAGCGTCCGCAAGGTGTACGTCCAGCCGGCCTGGATGAGCAGCTCGACCGCTGCGCGGATCGCCCGCGACGAGGAAGCCCCGCCGAAGCCACCCGCCACACCTCGACCCGAACCAGAAAGTGAGCTCGACATGGCCGACCTACACCGACTCGAGGACAAGATCGACAACCTCGCCGAATTCGTCCGGCGAGGGCTGGCGGCCTCGCAAGCAGTTGAGGAAGTCGTCAGCGCGCTCCCGCGTGGCAAGGCGGAAGTACACCCACTACCCATCCCGGCGGAGCCGCCAGCCGACCGACGCGAAGAAGCTCTCTATCAGCTCTTCAAGTGTCGTTTGATGGAGGAGGTCCCAGCACTCCTCCAGGTCCTCGCCGAGGGGCCAGAGATCCGCGTCACGATCGAGCGACGGGTGATCGAGGCCACCGGCGAGAGTCTCCGTGGCCGGCTCGCGCTGCTTATCCACGAGGGCTTTTTTGATTCGGGCGCGACCGGCCACACGGTCAACAAGGAGTTGGCCCGACGTGGCGGCATGGCCCCGGTCGGCTCGCTCTATGGCGAGCTCGACGAGCTGGCCCGTCTGGGTTTCCTCACGATCGAGCCAGCCAAGTCGAAGAAGGACGGCAAGAAGTACGTCGCGGTCACGGAACTCAAGAAGAGCATCACCACCAAATAGGTGCGAGCGCTCGTACCTCTCGGAGAGACCAATGGGTAGTGCCAACGGCAAACCGCACCCACCGAAGCTGGAGAAGCACGCCGTCTGGATCAACGACGGCACGCCGACCGGCAACCTCTACATTCATGCCCGCGAGTTCCAGCGCCTGCTCGAATCCCACCTGCGGTTCGCGCGGGCGATGGCCTGGCTGTGGCTGGTCATGGCGGCGTTCCAGGCCGTGCTGTTGCTCTGCCGCTTCGCTCGCTAACCTGCACAATGCGCGGTATACTCAGCGCCACAGCTAACCCAATCGAGCCGCCGCTCCGCCCACCTCCCGGAACTGCGCGCCGCTGCCCACATCTGGCGGCCGTCTGTGCCGCAGGAGGGAGTCTCCTATGCCCCGGTCGCCGGCCGACAAGGGCCGTTACTGCCGGACCTGTCAGGCCCATCGGCTGCATGTCCTCCAGACCCAAGAACATCCCGACGGTTGCGCGGTGCACTTTCGTGTTTGCACCGCCTGTGAGACCAGCACTCAGATTCAGTCCACCAAAGGCCACTTGTGCCCAGCCTGTCAGGACTACCATCCTCATGCCACGCGAGTGCACCGTGATCCGGATGGCCACACAACCCGTGTCCGTATCTGCACGATCTGCGAGCATCGGACCCCCATCCCACCCGACCAACAGGTCGGGCACGTCTGCAGGAAGTGCGGCGACATCCGCTACGCGGTCTGTTTTGCCCGTCCGAAAGCACATGGTCTGATCCGGCGGGTGAAGCGGTGCCGCTATTGCGGCCACCGGATTCGCACGGTGGAGCAGATCGACAGCTACGCCGCCTGAAGCCGTCCACCTGCTGGACGCTTCCCGTTGCCCGGTACGAGCGCTCGTACCTCGCGGGTGTCCGCCCCGTCATACTCACGCTGAAGGCCCTTCCCACTGGAGCGACCCCATGAACCCGTTCGAGCCTCTCCGCCGCGCCCTGGACCGCACGAAGGACAGCTACGTCACACTGACCGGAGCCGAGCTGCTCGCCGCCTGCGACGTGCTGCCTGCCACGCATCCCCATGTTGTGGCGCTCTCCGGCATCGGCAAAGGTGCCGTGGACCGCGCCGTCATGCTGCCGCGCGGTCACGTCGAGCAGCTCCTGGCGCTGATCCAGCCCGCGGCGATCGGCGAGCCAACGCCGCCCCTGACCGCGTGATACATGTCGGAGTTTCGGTCACTTTGCTCATCGTTCAAGTGTCGCGCTGGCGCGCGATTGTTCCAAAAACGCGGGTCCTTCTAGCCGGCCTCGCGAATGCCCACCCTCGCGGGAACAGTCGCGCGTGGGGACACAGTTAGTTGGGCGCGCACGAGCGGCGCGCAGCTGCGCACAACGCACGCGAGCAAGCAATGGCGCCGAAGAAGAAGCCGGCCAAGAAGCCCGCGGCGAAGGCGCCCGCGAAGCGAAGCGCACCGAAGAAACCCCCCGTCAAGAAGCCGACCCCACCGCGGCCGATGCCAGTGCGAGCGCCCGCAACTCCCGCCGTGCCGCCTCCCCCATCCCCACCCCCGACGCCGACGACCAGCGACTACAGCGCCTACCGCGATCGCCAGGCGGGGATCAGCCGCGTCCGCTCGGCGAAGGGCCGCGAGATCGGTGCCATCCCGGACATCCTCGACCCCGACCGCCGTGAACGCTGCCGTGGCTCCCTGCGCCTGTTTTGCGAGACGTACAACCCGGACGCCTTCCGCCTCGGCTGGTCCGACGATCACTTGAAGGCGATCACCCGGATCGAGGAGGCGGCGACCCTGGGAGCGCTCTATGCCTTCGCCATGGCGCGGGGCAGCGGCAAGACGACGCTCTGCCGGATGGCCGCGCTGTGGGCCGCCAGCTACCGCCTGTGTCGCTACGCCTTCGTGATCGGTGCGACCGCACCGAAAGCCCGCGACACCCTCGACACGCTGCGGATACTCATCCGCTTCCTGCCCGACTACGCGGGCGACTTCCCGGAGATCAGCTACCCCGCGATCGCTCTGGCGGGGATCGCCAACCGTGCGACCGGACAGACTAGCTCCGAGCGCTCGACCCTGATCGAGTGGTCGGCCGACCGGATCGTGTTGCCCACCGTCGCGCCGCCGTCAAACTGGCCGCGTCACTGGCCGCTACGCACCGACGGTCTGGTCCCCACCTCCGGCTCGATCATCTCCAGTTCGGGACTCACCGGTGAGGGTATACGCGGCAGCCTCAAGACGCTGACCACCGGCGAGATGGTCCGACCGGACTTCGTCTTACTCGACGACCCACAGACGCCCGAATCGGCACGTAGCCGCGACCAGAACACGACCCGCCTGCAACTGGTCAGCGCCGACGTCCTCGGCATGGCCGGGCCGGGTCTGGCGATCGCCGCGGTCATGCCGTGCACCGTGATCGAACCAGGGGACATGGTCGACGAGATCCTCAACCGCGAGAAGCATCCGCTGTGGAGGGGCGAGCGGTCGGGAATTCTCAAGTCAATGCCGGAGGACCTGGCCGCATGGGACCGGTACTTCGAGATCTTCGGCCGCTGCGCGCAGCTCGAACCGCCCGACTTCAGCGAGTCGACAGCGTACTACCTGGCACACCAGGCGGAGCTGGAAGCCGGCGCTGAGGCGAGCTGGCCGGATCGACACGAGGACTGGGAAGTCTCGGCGATCCAGAGCGCGATGCACCTCTACTTCCGGGATGCCAGAGCATTCTGGGCCGAGTACATGAACCAGCCGCAGGACTCGAACCCCGCCGCGGCCGCGGCCCTCGATCCGGAGGCACTGGCGGCGAAGACGACGAACCTACCGCGGCGGATGGTGCCGCGCGGCTGCACGCGCTTGACGGCGATGATCGACGTTGGGGCGCACGTGCTGTGGTACGCGGTCTGCGCGCTCGATGAGTCGTTCGCTGGCGGACTGATCGACTGCGGGTCCTACCCCGATCAACAGCGCACCTACTTCACCGCCGCCGACGTGCGTCCGGCCCTCGAAGAGATGCCCGGCGTGGTGGGCCATTCGCAGGACGTGGCGATCTACACGGGCTTGACGGGGCTGGCGGCACAGATCCTCTCCCGCGCGTACCTCCAGGAGGAGACGGGTGCGGTCATGCGCATCGAGCGGTGCCTGATCGACGCCAACTGGGGGCCGGGGACCGACCTGGTCTACGAGTTCTGCCGGCGGAGCGCATTCGCCGGGCTACTCTATCCGAGCCACGGAAAGTTCATCGGCGCGAGCTCCAACCCGATGTCGGCCTGGACCGCGAAGCCGGGGGAGCGCAAGGGGGCCGGCTGGCGACTCTCCGCACCTGAGAGCGGCCGCGGTCGGCACGTCGTCTTTGACGCGAATTGGTGGAAGACCTTCGTCGCCGAGCGGCTGCGCACGCCCGCGGGTGCGGCGGGCTGCTGGTCGCTTTTTGCGCCAGGACCGGAGACGCACCGGATGCTCGTCGATCACCTGACCGCGGAGTATCCGATCGAGGTCGAGGGCCGCGGCCGTCGGGTCGAGGAATGGAAGGACCGGCCCAACCGGGACAATCACTGGTGGGACTGCCTCGTCGGTTGTGCGGTCGCCGCAAGCGTGCAAGGATTGACCTGGTCGGCGCAGGCCGCGGCGGGTGGCACGCCACCGCCGAAGAAGCTCAAGAAGAAGCTCGACATCGAGCACCTCTACCGCGAGGCGCGGCAGCGCGAGACCCAGCAGGGGAAAGCCGGATGAGCGACGACGAGGCGCTACTGGCTGCTGTGCTTGCTCGACCCGACGAGGACCTGCCGAGGCTGGCCTATGCGGACTGGCTGGAGGAACACGATCAGTCCGAGCGAGCGGAATTCATCCGGGTGCAGATCGAGTTGGCGCGAAATCACCTGACGAGCGGGTGCGAGGTCTGTCGGGAGCGGTATCCGACGACGTGGAAGCATTGGGACAAGCAGGCGCCGTGTCCGGGCCGTGCCGAGTTGTTGCGACGATCGCGAGAGCTGTGGTCGTATGACGACCTCGGTAGAGCGGGATTCGATTTCGATTTCTGGACGTCAGTGGGCATGATCCCACACCAGGGTGATTACACTCGTGGCTTCGTCTCCCTCGTCAGATGCTCTGCCGTCGACTGGCTCACGAACGCCGTCGCGATCCGGGCGCGTCACCCCGTCGAGCGAGTCGACGTGCAAGGCGAGCTGCGCGTCTCGCTCGCGGACTACCGAGGCCGGGGTGAGTCAGACTGCTGGCTCATCGTGGTGGCATCGGGACCGGGGAGCACCACTTACTCGATCGCCCACGAGCTGCCGGCTGAGGATGAGCTCGCACTGCTGGTCGATGCCGGTCAGGTCGCGCCGGCGGATAGCCGCCGGGCAATGCTCGACTTGCTCTGGCCGGGCGTCGAAGTCGTGTGCCATCCCGACCCCGGCTACCGGATGGCATTTGATTACCGCTCGGTGCGGCCGCCGATGCTGGAAGATATCCGCGCACTGTACGAGTCGGTGCGCACTCTCAATGCCACCGCCTTCCACGGCTTCGCGCCGGGGTCACTGTTCCTGGAGCGCATCGAGGCCGATCCGGACGAGAGCGATCGCTGGTTGCTCCACCTGGAGTTCCGTCCGCCACCGGAGTCCGTCGCACGCATCCCCGGCATCTACGGGTCCACCGACTTCGATCGGCTGCTCGACGGCGTGTTCGTACCGGTCGCGCCATCTCGTCCGCGTCCACCTGCTGGACGCATCCGGCCCATCTGAGCCGCCCCCACCTTCCGCTCGCCGCCCGCCTGTCGTGGGATAGGTACGAGCGCTCGCACCACGCGGGCACTCGTACCTGACCCCGAGTCTCCCGTGCCCGACCTCACTCCGCAGATCACGCAGGCCGCCAGCGACCCGGCCTCCATGACGACCGACGGACAGAGCGTCACCACGCAGGACCCGGCCAAGTTGATCCAGCTCGACCAGTACCTCAACAACCGGGCCGCGGCGAGCAAGCGGCGGCGTGGCCTGCGCTTCAGCAAACTCGTCCCGCCCGGTGCGGTCAGCGACAACGGCGGCGCGTGCACGGGCAGCTCGTTCGATCAACCGGGGGGCTGCGGCTAGTGTTCCAGTGGCTGCGAGAACTGGTCGGCTGGGGCGGGGCAAGCCGCTCGATCGCCTCGGCCGAGGCGCGCGCCGCGCTGGCCGAGACCCGACTACGGACCGCGCGGCTTAACGCGATCCTCGCCCGCTACGACAATGCACTGGTCACCGACGAGAACCGGCGGAGCTGGTGGGCGGCGGATTATCTCTCGGCCAAGAGCGCCAACAGCTTCCAGGTCCGGCGGCTGCTCCGGATGCGGTCGCGCTACGAGGTCTCCAACAATCCTTACCTCTTCGGCGTCTGCAACTCCAACGCCGACGACCTGGTCGATACCGGGCCGACGCTCCAGGTCTTGACCGAGAGCGCCCGCTACAACCGCGCGGTGGAATCGGCCTGGATGAGCTGGGCCGCCGAGGTCGGCCTGGTCGAGAAGCTCCGCACCTGCAAGCTGGCCAAGTCCGTCGACGGCGAGGGGTTCCTCGTTCTCAAGACCGTCGAGGACCTGGAGCACCCGGTCAAGCTCTACCCGGTCGACGTCGAGGCCGACCAGGTCACCACGCCCGCACCGGCCAACCTCGCCGAACTGTGGGTCGATGGCCTGACGCTCCATCCGGTCACGGGCCGGCCGACCAGCTACCACGTGCTGAAGCACCATCCCGGCGATTTCTTCTTTCCGGGACTCAACCCGCTCGAAGTCCAGACCATCCCCGCGCGCTACGTGATCCACTGGTTTAGCAAGTTCCGGCCTGGTCAGGTGCGCGGCGTGCCGGTCTTCACCAGTTCGCTCGACCTGTTCACCGAGCTGCGGGCCTACCGCCGCGCGGTCGTGGGCGCCGCCGAGATCGCCGCCGACTTCGCCGCGGTCATCGAGCAGACCGCGAGCGTGGGGGCAGGGGGCGACGCCGACGATGAGGACGCGGAGATCGAGGCGTTCAAGCGCGTGCCCATTGACCGCAAGATGATGACCGCGCTGCCGGTGGGCGCGAAGATGAACCAGTTCAAGCCGGAGCATCCCACCACGACGTACGAGATGTTCCAGGAGAAGTGCCTGGCTGAGGCGATCCGCCCGCTGGCCTATCCGCTCAACCTGGCACTGGGGACATCGCAGAAGTTCAACTTCAGTAGCGCGAAGCTCGACCACATCAACTACCGCCAGGCGCTCTCGGTGGAGCGCGACGAGTGCGACCGCGTCGCGCTGGCGCGCATCTATGCCGCCTGGTATCCGGAGGCGGTGCTCTCAGGCGCAATCGACCCGTACGACGGACTGGCACTGCCGCCGCATGAGTGGCACTGGCCGGGCTTCGAATCGCTCGATCCGCTGGTCGATGCCCAGACCGATGCGGCGCGGCTGGCCGGCGGCACGCTCACCTGGCGGGAGTTCTGGGGACGCCGCGGCTACGACTGGCGCGACGTGCTCCGTCAGCAGGAGGCCGAGGCGAAGGAGCTGTCGCGGCTGGGCCTGGCGTTCGGCGACGTGGTCAAGCGATCGATCACGGTCACGGGTGACGAAGACGACGAGGCGGATGCCGCCGCACTGACGGAGGCCTCCCATGCCTAATCGCGCAGAGCGTCGGCGATTGGCAGCCCTGGCACGGCGACAGGCGAAAGCCACCAAGAAGGTGATCGCCGGTGCCAAGGCGCTGGTCAAGTCGAAGGGACGCCCGGTGCTACCGTGCTTCCGCATCAGCGCCACTGGGGCCGCGTGCTCGATCCGTGCGGCCGAGGAGGGCGGGGAAGAGGGCGGGAAGAAACTGCCGAGCTTCACCGGCCGCGCCTACACCGGTGCGCCCATGAAGCCGGGTGGGTGGTGGACGCCGATCATCGTGGACTTGGATGGCGTCAAGGTGCCCAGCCAGCACCGGCCGGCGCTGCGGCAGCACAGCCACGAGCAGATCGTCGGACACACGCAAAGTGTCCAGGTCTCGGCCGAGGGGATCGACGTCGCCGGCGTGTTCTCCGGAGAACCCAAGCACGTCGAGAGCGTCGTCGTCCCGGCCCAAAACGGCTTCCAGTGGCAACTGTCGATCGGGGCTGACCCGATTCGCACCGAGTTCCTGGAAGCCGGGGAGCAGACCGAGGTCAATGGCCGGACAGTCACCGGCCCCTGCACGATCAGCCGAGAGACCGAACTGGGAGAGATCAGCTTCGTTCCGCTGGGGGCCGACGGTGATACGTCCGCCACCGTCAGCGCCACTAAAGGGGGACTGTCGATGTTTGCGAAAGCCGCGCTCAAGCTCGCCATGAAGCAAGGTCTCATGGGCGGGAAGTACTCCGATGAGGACATCGACAAGATGTCCGACGACGAGGCGAAGGCCGCGCTCAAGGAGTGCATGAAGGCCGAGGAGGAGAAGAAGGCCGAAGGGGACGACGACGTCGATGCCGACGACGAGGGCAGCGACACGGATACCGATGTCGACGCCGACGACGAGCCGGCCAAAGCGAAGGCGAAAGCCAAGAGCGGCAAGAAGTCCCGCTTCGAGGCGGCGGTCCAGCGGAAGCTCAAAGCCGCCCGCGCCGAGGCCGCGGCGGAAGTCCGCCGGCAAAACGAGATCCGCGCCCGCTGCGCGAAGTTTGTCGGACTCGACAAGGTGCAGGTCGACGGCAAGAACGTGGACCTGGTCGCCCACGCGATCGAGCACGGCTGGACTGCGGACCAGACCGAGCTGTGCGCGATGCGCGCCGATCGCGGCCGCGTCACGGCCGGTGTGGGTGTGCCGGGCGGTCTGGCCTACTCGACCTCGACGCCGCAGGCGACCGAGGCCGTGCTCGAAGCGGCCGTCTTGCATGCGCTGCGGCACAGCTTCAAGCTCAATGACGAGGACTTCTACCACGAGTCAACGCCCGACGGCAAGGGTGTGATGCGGCGCGTGCCGCTGTATCTGCAGCGCCAGGCCCAGGGCGAAATCCACGCTCGCTACACCGACCAGGTCCAGCAGGCCGCGCACACGCTCTTCAAGGGGCGGATCACGCTCAAGCAGGTGCTGATCGTGGCGGCGCAGCGCGCCGGGATGCAGGTCCATTTCGATCTGACAAGCGACGTCGGGGTCCGCGAGTACTTGCAGGCCTGGGACCGCTCGATGCGCATCCAGGCCGAGGGTGCGTCGGATACGAGTATCTCGAACATCCTCACCAACGTGATGAACAAGTTCGCGCTGCAGGGCTACCTCTTCACCGAGCAGTCCTGGCGGGACGTCTGCGGTATCCGCCCGGTCAACGACTTCAAGCCGACCAAATCCATTAACCTGCTCGGCGACGTGATGTTCCGGGCGATCGGGCCGACCGGAGAACTGGAGCACGCCGCGATCGCAGACCAGGCGTTCGCAAACCAGGCGGCACCCTTCGGTCGGATACTCACCATCCCCTGGACGCACATCGTCAACGACGACCTGTCGATCCTCGGCACCGCGCCCCAGAAGGTCGGCCAGGGTGCGGGGCTGGCACTCAACGACCAGATCTGGACGCTCTGGAAGAACATGGCCGCCGGCACCGTCAACGGCGACGACGGCGTGGCGTTCTGGCGGACGACCTCCGACATCGTGACCGCCAACAAGATGTACAAGCCCAACAAGCAGTCGGGCGGCGGCAGCGTCTTCGGCGACGCGGGCCTCAAGGCCGCCAAGGCGCTCTTCGACAACCAGATCGACCCCAACGGCAACCCGCTGGGCTTCGACGGGCTGACGCCCATCCTCTTACACGGCCCGTCGCTGTGGCGCGATGTCACCGCCCAGATGCAGGCCCCGACGATCGTCTACGGCGGGGCCACTGCGGCGCTGGCCCCCAACGCCAACGTCTGGCAAGGGCGGCTCAAGCCGGTCATGTCGCGCTACATCGAGAACTCGAAGTACGGCAACTCGACGACCGCCTGGTGGGTGCTCTTTAACCCGGTCGCACTCGCCGTCATCGAGGTCGCGTTCCTCAACGGCGTCGACACGCCCGCGGTCCTGCAGGCCGGCCCGGATTACCAGTTCGACCGGCTGGGCATCTCGATCCGCGGCACGATGCCCTTTGGCTCCAGCGCGCAGAACTTCCGCGGCGGCGTCTACAGCGTCGGCGCGTAACCACCCCAGACGGGAGGTGCGAGCGCTCGCACCTCCCCGGCCGTTTTCCCGACAGCTTCCATTCACGAGGTCAGCGATGGGCACCGCGAACTTTATCTACGGCAAGCCGGTAATGCAGAAGTACACGCCCGCCGCGTCGTACTCCGCCGGCGACGTGATCCTCGTGGGCGCGACGCCACTGGTCGCCCACGCCGACAACCCACCCTTCGGCACCACGGTCATCCTCGACGCGCTGGCCTGCGGCGGCGGCATCTATCAGATGACTGCCAACGGGGCGCTGGTCCTGGGTCAGCGCGTCTGGTACGACCCGGCAACCAAGAAGATCTCCGGCACCCCGGTCTCCGCTTACGACTTCGGGATTCTCCTGGCCGGTCCCACGGGCGACCTGGGCGGCGCCGCGCCGACGACCGACGGCGACGCCTGCTACGTCTTCCACTGCCCGGAGGGGTACACGCCCTTCACGCAGCCGGGCGTCGCGGCCGAGGCGACCCAGAGTACGACCAACACCCTGACCGTCGCCCAGACCCTGGGCGGCTTCATCAACAGCGCTCCGGGCGGCGCGATCACACTCACCCTGCCGACCGCCGCCAACCTGGTCGCGGCCATGAAGGGCGCGAAGGTCGGCGACGCGATCACGCTGTCGATCGAGAACACCTCCGGCGGGGCCAACGCGATCACGCTGGCGGCCGGTGCCGGCGGCACGCTGCGCGGCGGCACATCCGTCGCGCAGAACAAGAGTGCGATTATCCGGATCGTGCTGACCAACGTGACGGCCGCGGCCGAGGCGTACACGGCGCACAGCATCATCGGGGCGTGACCGGAGCGGGTCGTATGGCGGGAGAGGTGCGAGCGCTCGCACCTCCTGCTCGGCAGGGAGATGTCGGTGGCGAATCTGCTCGATCGTGGCCAGGCCACGCTGATGCGGGTGATGGGGACGGCCGCCGGACGGACCGTGACCTACACCCGCGGTGCGCAGTCGACGACGCTGACCGCCTGGCCGGGCCGCACGCTGTTTGCCCGCCAGACCGAGGAACCGGGTGCCAGCGTCGTCTGGGGCGAACGGGATTACTTCTTCGCCGCGGCGAGCCTCGTGCTCTCAGGTGTGTTGGTCGTGCCGGCGAAGGGCGACCGGATCACCGATCCAACCGTGCTCGACCCGGCGAGCGGGCAGCCGTGCGTCTTCGAGCTGGCCACGCCAACGGGCGAACCGGTGTGGCGGTACTCCGACGCGGACCGGACCGAGATCCGCGTCCATTGCAAGCGGGTGGCGTGAGGGGGAGCTGAGGGCTGTCAGATGCCGGCGCTGGCCCGCGTGGACGATTGTGCCGACGCCGTGGTCACGGCGATCAAAGCCGCGTGGACGACCCGGCAGGCACCCGACGACGTGACGGCGGTCTACGCCCCGGACATCGGTCTGAACCCGGACCAGCCGGACACGCTCGTCAGTGGCCGGCAGGTGTTCGTCTTCGCCGAGGCCTGGGCCGCGGCCGAGACCGTGAGCCGCGCCGACGTGCGGCGGCGCTACACCGTCTGGGTGCTGACGGTCGAGCGCTACACCGAGAGCGCCGCGCCGGTGCCGGTCGAGTGGATTCGGGAGCGGACAGCGTTTGTCGAATCGCTGGCGAACCTGTTCGCTCCGGGCAGCTCGATCGACGGGAGCCTGTCGAGCTACTACGTGCCGCCCGACGCGCTGCCGGAGGTGCAGATCGTCGCCGATCGCGAGGAGCTGATCCAGCGCGCGGCGTTCTGGTCGGTGCTGGTGCTCAGCCTCGATCAACTGGTGAATTTCGCGGGCCAGTGAATCACTGTGGGAGACGATCATGCCGACCAAGACGCAGCTGGGTGTGCTCTCCAAGCTCTACGTCAATACGGCCACCTTCGGCACGCCGACCTGGTCGGAGGTGCCCCTGGTCGGCGATTGCGCTCTGTCCGCCGAGTGGGACTGGGCCGAGGCGCTGACACGCTTTTCCCGGATGAAGCTCGGCGCCAAGACCATGCTCGGTGCCGACGTCAAAGCCAAGCTGCGCACCGACCTGACCGACGCCAACTACACGACGATCCTCAACGCCCTCTTCACGGACGGCATCGTCGACATCATGGTGCTCAACGGCTCCAGTTCGACCAACGGCGTCCGCGGCGTGCGCTTCGAGTCCCAGGTGATTTCCGGCAACGAGGACCAGGGCACCGGCGTCGTCGTGTTCGACGAAGTGACCTTCAAGCCGGCGCTGACCGGTAACGCGCCGCAGAGCGTGCTGGTCACCTCCGGCGCACCGGTGTTCACGGCGATCTGACACGAGAGACCGATGTCCTTCAACGTCGCAGAGGTCACCTCGACGTTCTTCGACCGCTCGGCCGTCACCAAGCAGGTCGATGCGGGTCTGAAGCGCATGCTCGCGAAGTTCGGGGCATTCGTCCGCCAGCGCGCTCGCACGTCGATCCGCACCCGCAAGGCGCCGAGCCGTCCAGGGCAACCACCGTCCAGCCACGTCGGGACGCTCAAGCGGCTCATCTATTTCGGCTACGACACGGCGGCCCGCTCGGTCGTCATCGGCCCCGTCCTGGGTGGGCCGGCCTCGGGCGCACCGCGGCGGCTCGAAGAGGGCGGTGTGGGGAACTTGAAGCGGCTCACCGGCAATCGGCCGGCGCACTACGCGGCGCGGCCGTACATGCTGCCATCGTTCCAGGCGGAGCTGCCGGCGGCGGTCGCAGGACTCAAGGGTCTGATCCGTTAACCGGAGGAGTCATGGCGAAGTTTACCGACGCGCTCTCACGCGACTGGGAGCTGCGGATCACGATGGCCGATCTGCCGCGGCTGCGGGCCGCCGGGTTCGACGTGGCCGCGGTCCTCAAGGACACGAAGGCCTTCGGCGCACTCGACGATCTGGAAGTGCTCGGCCGCGTGCTGTGGACGCTGTGCGAATCCACCGCGCGGCAGCGGGGCATCGAGCCGGAGGCCTTCGCCACAGGGTTCGATGGACCGGCCCTGTCCGGGGCGCTCGATGCGATGGTGGAAGCCGTCACGGATTTTACCCAGCGGCCACGGATGGCCCAGGCGATGAAGAGCCGCCTGCCGGCGAAGTTCCGGCAGATCGAGGACCGGGCGATCGAGCAGCTCGAGGAGCTGATGGCGACGACCCCACCGCCGACCCCCTCTGGCTCGATCGCTTCGGGTGGCAGCTCGGTGGCGCCGCCGGAGTCCACCCCGCCGGTTGCACCATTCTGGAACTCCTCTGGCTGAGCCACGGCCGCCAGCGTGCCGAGTGGGGCCGCATGGCGAGCCTGATGGCACACCTGAGTGCCAAGCTGGTCGGCGAAGTGGTCGATCCCTTGCGCTACATCCCGGCGTGCTACCAGCCGGCCCCGCCGAGGAAGTCCGCCGAGCAGAAGCGGCGCGAAAGCGAGCTGGCGATCGTGGCGTTTACCGCGGCGCTGGGCGCCGTCATGAAGCGGGCCGCGTGAGGAGGTACGAAGCTCGGTACGAGCGCTCGCACCGAGCTTCGTACCAGGAGAATGTGCCGTGGGTCTGGGCAGCGGGGCAGTACGTGCGGGCCGTGCGTTCGTCGAGCTCTTTGGCGACGACACCAAGCTCACGCGCGCCCTGGAGTCCTCCAAGCGGCGGTTGCAGTCGTGGGCCGGCTCGATCGCGCGCGTCGGGGCGATCGCCGGCGGCGCGGGTGGAGCGCTCTTTGCGCCACTCTTGGCACTGCTCAAGGAGGCCGCCAGCCGCGGCGCGGCCCTCGACCTGCTCTCGAAGCGCACCGGCTCGTCGGTCGAATCGCTGGCCACCCTCGCCTTCGGCGCGGAAAAGGCCGGCGTGTCGATGGAGAGCTTCGGCGGGATTATCAAAGACTTCGAGGTCATGGTAAGTCACGCCGCGGACGCCAACGAGGAGTTCGACCAGGGACTCAAGGGACTCACGGGTCGGATGCTCATCGGCAAGGACGTGGCCGTGCAGCTCGACATCATCGCCGAGCGGATCAAGAACATACCAATCGCGGCGGATCGGCTCCGTGCCGCCCGATCGCTGGGCCTCGAAGTGATGTTGCCGTACCTGGAGAAGGGCAAGGCCGGCCTGGACGAGCTGCGGGCCAGCGCCCGCGACGCCGGCGCGGTACTCTCGCCGGACGCCGCGGAGAAGTCCGCGACCATCATGAAGGAGTTCACAGCGACCTGGCAGGCCGCCAAGTACGCGGTGCTGGAGGTCGGCTATTCGCTCGTGCCGACGGTCGCCGAGCTCGCCACTTTCGGCCAGCAGGTGCGCGACGGTATCAGCCAGGTCCGCCAGTGGATTAGCCAGCACCGCGGCAGCGTGGTCGCCGTCGCCGCGCTCGCCGTCGGGCTGATCGCTCTGGGCGTCGCACTGGCGGGCGTGTCGGCCGCGGCGAGCCTGACAGCGACGGTCTTTGGGGGACTGCTCATCATCCTGAAGGCAGTGCTGGCCGTCGTGGGATTCTTTCTCTCGCCGATCGGCCTGGTCTTGGCCGCGGTGGTGGGCCTGGGAGCCGCCTTTGTCCTCTTCACGGATCAGGGCCGCGACTGTTTCAACTTTTACAAGTCGGGCCTCTTGGGTCTGTGGGACACCGCCCAGCAAGCCTTCGGCGGGATCGCCGATGCGCTTAAGGCCGGCAACTTCACGCTGGCCTTCAAGGTCGGGGCCGCGGCGATCAACCTCGAATGGAAGAAGCTCGTCGAGACACTGACCGTCGCCTGGATCGGCTTCAAGATGGTCTTCGTCGACGGCTGGCGCAACGCCGTCAGCGGCCTCAAATTGATCTTCATCGACCTGGCTGCATTCATCCTCCGCAACACCCAGGGCACGCTGCGAAACCTACTCAACTCCGTGGCCGACATGTTGGCCAAGTTGCCGGGCACCGAGAAACTGGTCAAGAGCGTGCGCGGCGCCGCCAACAGGCTGATGTCCGACGACCAGATCAATGCCGCACGCGATCAAGTCAAGAACGAGGAGATGGCGGAGAACGCGAAGGAGAACGCGAAGGCCGCGGCTTTCCGATTGGAGCAGTACAAGAAGGCCCAAGAGGAACGGCAGCTCGCCCAGAAAGCCTTCGATGATGCCCGCAAGGAAGCCGCCGATGCCGCGGAGCAGGCCGGCGCGCACTGGGCCGAGGGACTGCTCAACGGGGTGCGCGGCGCCCTGGGAGCGCTCTCCGGCCTCTCCGGGGGATCGAGCCTGCCCACGCCGACGCAGCTCTTCGGTGCGGCCAAAGGACTCTTTAGCGTCTCCGACGCCCAGTCGCAATTGGGCCTGGGCGACTCCACCGCCCGCCGCCAGCTCGATGCGCAGCTGGACACCGCCAAGAACACCGCGGTGTTGCCGGAGATGAAGGCCGACGTCAATGCACTGACCAACGCGATGCGCTACAAGTGATGACCAGCGAGAGCTCCCATGCCGATCCCCACGATGTACGACCGAGTCAAAGAGACCGCCCAGTCTCCGGGCACCGGCGCGGTGCCGCTCCTGGGAGCGCAGATCGGGTTTCGCAGGTTCGGCGACGTGCTCGCCAATGGCGCGACGACGTATTACGTCCTCTCCGATCAATCGGGGGCCAACTGGGAGCTGGGCACCGCGACGTGGAACACGGGCCATACGCTCACCCGGACCGCCGGGCAGGTCTTGGCTGGCAGCGCTGGGGCGGGTGCGCTCACCAACTTCGCTTCCGGGGTCCAGGATGTCTACCTGCCGCTGCCGGCGGAGGCGGCCAATCTGATCGCCACGGCGCTCCAGGCCGCCAACAATCTGTCCGATCTGACTAACCCGGCCACCGCCCGCGCCAATCTTGGCGGTGTCTTGATCGGCACCGGCGGCGGCTCGGCGTCGGCCGACCCCACGGCCTGGTCCGGGACTGTGCTCGACTTCGACGCCGACGACATTGCCGGTGCCGACGGCGCGGCGGTGTCGAGCTGGACGCCGCGGCGGGATACCGGAACGATCGGCAACCTCACCCAGGGCACTGGCGGCAACCAGCCGAGTCTCAAGACCGGTGGCAACGGGATCAATAACCACAACGTGGTCCGCTTCAATGGCACACACTTCCTGGCCACGGCCGCGTTCGGCGCGAAGATCACCGGGGACTATTACTCGGCCTCGATCTGGAAGGTGAACACGTCGATCGGCGCCGGGCTGTCCGAGGTGCTCTGGAAGTTCGGCGACGCCGCGCCCGCCAATGGAAAGGGCCGCTCGCTTTACCAGAATGGTCTTTCGAGCACGACCTTCAGTGTGGCCTACAACACGGTCGGCGGAATCAACACCTTCTTCCCCAACTCGCTCACCGTCACGCAGGGAACCGTGCTTCTGATCGAGGTCATCCAGCGTGGCGCGCGGGTGACCGTCTACGTCAATGGCGCTCCCGTCCTCGCACGGGCGAGCAAGGACTTTAGCGCGTTCACCAACGGCGTCCTGCGATTGGGCTACGCGAACTTCACCCTCTCCGCGGATGTGGCCCGCTTCACTCTGACCGGCACGATCCCGACGGCAGCGCAGCGCGGCGCGTATCGGCAGTACCTGGCGGCGCGCTACGGCGTGACGCTGTCGATCGACGGCGGCTACGCCCGCTACACCGGTGCGGCCGTCGTCGACGAGACTGAGGCCGCGAGCCAGTCGGGGTCGCTGTCGTATCTCGCGCACCTGATCCTGGGCGGTGCGGTCCAGGCCCAGACCGGCGGTGCGACCGACGGCAGTTTCAATCAAGACGCGACCCTCACCTGCTGGGGACCGGCCGCCTTCTTGCAAGAAGGTGGCGAATACCGGTTCGAGAATGCGTGGTCGCTATTCAACACGATGAGCGTCAGGAACAAGGCATCCGATGGTTACGGAGTCATCCGCTTTTTGCACTACTCATCCGGGAAGGAGATGCGGGCGATCGGACTGTGCCCGCCGAACATCTTCCCGTTCGGCGGACCCAACAGTTCGAGCTTCGATGAGTTCTCGAATTTCAACGATCTCACCAAGTACGGCGATCGCCGCGGTGTGCAGACCAAAAACGGCTCGTCTCTCTTGCGCGACCGGTGGCGCGACGACACACTGGCCTTCGAGATTTACGACGAGACCGCCGCGGAGCCATCAGTCAGTGGGCCGACCACGGGCCTGGTAACGCTCGCCGGTCGTCCCAAGTCGAGCGTTGCCAACAACGGTACGCTCAACACCACCATCACGACCGGGGCGACGCAGGGCGGCCTGATCGTCGTCAAGGACGCGACGAGCTCTCGCATCGGTGTCTTCCGCCTCGACAACACGACGCTCACCGCGATCAGCGCCGATGCGATCTACAGCACGACCAGCGGGACGGCCGGCAAGATCAACGTCTACAATTCGTCGGGCCAGATTCAGCTTGAGAACAAGACCGGCGGCGCACTCAACCTCACCGCCGCCTACTACGGAGCCTAAAGCTATGCGCTGGATGTACCCGACCGACGTGCAGCTCGCCGCGGCGCTGGCCACGTTCGAGCGGCAAAGCCCCGACGATCCGCCGGTGACGGTTTCACTCATCCTCACCGCGCGCGGTTGGTCGCTCGCCGAAGAGCCGACCCAGGCGGAACTGGGCGACCTGCGCATCACGCAGGTCGTGACCTTTGGCGTGAACTTCCGCGACCTGTCGCGGGCCATGATCCACGCCGCGCGCCAGTCCGCACTGGAGCAAGCATGACCGACCCGACCACCCAAGAGCGGCTGGCCGCGCTCAAACAGGAAGCCGCCGAAATCGCGCCCGCGATCGAGCAGGCGGCGGGCCGGTTCCGCGCGCTACAGGCGGAGATCGCGCAGGCGCAGAGGTGGCTGGGGAGTCCGTGGGCCTTCGCCGCGCACATCCGCCAGCTCGTCCTGCGCTGCGAGGCGGCTGGCCGCGACCTGGTCGCCGTCCAGGGCCGCGCAAGCGCCGTGGTGGCGGAGATCGTCCGCGTCCAGCCGGCCGCGGCATCGGCACCCTCGGACGGCTTGCCACTGGCAGACGAGGCGTAAATGCTCGGCCACACCGCGATCAGCGAGGCACCGCTCTCGGCGGGCGCCACGAGTTCCCCGGCACGCGGCGCGGCGGGCGTCTGGCGACGCGCCCGGGCCTACTGGGGCCGCGTCTGGAGGTATCTGACGATGGGTCTTCCCGCGCAGTCGATCACCGTAGCGGCCTCCGACGACCGCGATTACCTCTTCGACCTCTCCGACTGCCCGGAGATCCGCGCCGGCGCCGAGATCAGCGCCGCCCCCGGCGACATCGCGATCGAGGGCGCCGGCGCGCTGGCCGTCGGCACTCCGGCCCCGACCTCGACGACGATCGACGGGATCGCCGCCGGGCAAGCCGTCATCGTCCGTATCTCCGGCTGGACGGCCGGGACCAGCTACGCGCTGGCCGCGCGGGTCAAGCTCACCAGCGGCCGCACCGTGGTCGTCCCCGGCCGGGCGATCGCCGCGACCGACACGCCTTAAGGCCCGCATCGCCGCGGCCGTCCACCTGCTGGACGCATCCGGCCTCCCCACCGCCCCGACCACTTCCGCCGACTCCATCGCCGCCGTGGGATAGGTACGAGCGCTCGCACTGGTCGAGGTGCGAGCGCTCGTACCGCCGATCGGCCGAGACGCCTGCTCGTAGGCCGATCGGCCCGGAGCAGGCCATGGCGCTGAACCTCTACGAGCTGGCCACGTCGCGCGAGGAGGAGCGCGCCGTCGATTCGGCGGGCATCACGCTCAAGTGGATCGCGCTATTCAGTACCGATCACGCTGCCGTTTATGTCGCCACGCTCATCGTCGCGCCGCCGAGCTTCGAGGGCTACCGCCGGCAGAAGGTCCGCTGCGAGCCGCAGACCGGCGGCGTGTGGATGTGCACCGTCGAATACGGTTTCTCGGCCGAGACCCAGACCGAGGACCCGGAGCCGCCGGAGACGCCCGATGAGTCCAAACCGCTCGGCCCCGATTACGCGATCGACATCACCGCCGCGCAGGTGCACATCAACCAGAGTAAGCAGACGATCTCCCGCACGTCCTACTCGCCGAACAACCCGCCCAACTACCAGGGTGCCATCAACGTCACCCGCGACCGCGTCGAGGGCACCGACGTCTTCGCGCCGAAGTTCGAGTTCACCATCACGGTGCAGCGCTATCCGGTGCTTTTGCCCTACCTCCGGCTGATCCGCTCGCTGGTCGCCACCACCAACAAGAACAAGTGGCGGGGCTTCGAGGCGGGCGAGCTGATCTACCTGGGCATGACCGGCACGTGTAAGCCCGGCGAGGTCTGGAGCCTGACCCACAAGTTCGCCGTCGGCACGAACCTCGCGGACTTCGACGTCGGTCAGATCACAGTGCCCTCCAAGAAAGCCTGGCAGTTTCTCTGGGTCACTTACACCGACGCAGTCGATCAGGCGCTACTGGTCCAGAAGCCCTACGCGGCGTACGTGGAGCGGGTCTACGACGAGAGCGATTTCAACCTGATCGGCATCGGCAACTAATCGGCAACCAAGAGGAGACCGTCATGTCGACGACCGTCAACGCCTCCTACCGCTCGCGGCTGACCATTACCGAAAACTACGACACGACCAGCGCGGGCGCCGGCCGCAACGAAGCGCCCTTCGACGACGTCAAGAGCCAGGACGCGACCAGCACGCCGGCGATCGCCGGCGGCGGTTTCTGCTCGGTGGCGCTCGCCGCGGGCGCGGCGACGGTGGACCTGACGAGCTTGACGACCGTGTCGGGTCGGAACTTCTCGCTGTCGGGCCTGAAGGTCCGGCAGATGAAGTTGACCAACCCATCGGCCAATGCCAACGCCATCACGATCGCCAAAGGCGCCGCCAACGGGTACACGGGCTTTGACGCCGCCTTCAAGATCACACTCCAGCCGGGGCAATCCTGGCTCTTCGACGACGCGGGCAACGGTGTGCTCGTCGACGCCACGCACAAGACGCTCGACCTCACCGGCACCGGCACGCAGGCGCTACAAATCGCCATCACCGGTGGGGCCTAAGATGAGCGAGACGTTTGAGAAGGTGACCCAGGGTCAGCCGCTGGAGATCGCGGCGACGACCTGGAACGCGGTCCTCGAAGCCGCGCAACATTACCGCCGGCAGCGCCTGGGGCAGGGCGGCGACGCCGAGCTGACCGAGCTGGTCGACCCGGCCAATGTGTGTCTGGTGACGTGGGTCGGCGCGACGCTCCCGCCGTTTTCCATTCTCGCGCCCTCGGACGTCCTGGTCTCACCCGTCGCTCACCCGCACGAGGTGCGGCGGCGGCCGGGCTTTGTCGGTGTCGCACCCTCGGATACGACCGCGCCCTTTGTCGTGACCTTCGACCCGATCGCCTCCGGCGCGATCGGCCGCGCGGTCGCGCAAGGGATTGTCCCCTGCCAGGTCAACGTCTCCGACGCTTCTCACAACCGCGCGATCATACACACGGGCGCCACGGATGCGCTCGATAGCGCCGCCGAACTGGGTGTGCCGATCATCTGGAAGGAATCGGGTACGGGACTCAAATGGGCCGTGATCCTGCTCGACTTCTCCGGCGGCGGTTACGCTACTGGCGGATTCCACGCGAGGCTGACTGCCAGCGGGACCAACGCCAGCGGCACGACGGGCTGGAAGTTTGTCCGATTGAAACTCGCGGCAGGCGCGTATGCCGATGACGGCGCGGAGGTCGCTGGGTTCGTTGCCGTCGCCGGGGCGATCGACGGGACCAATCTGTTCAATCCCTTCGCTGGCGAGCGGGTGTGGATGCGGCCCTCCAAGCAAAGCGGCTATTACGAGTTCCTGCCGGAGGCGCTCAAGGTCCGCGAGGTGGACGGTGCGCCGGCCGTGTTGCCGGTCGTGACACTGGAATTCAATCAGGACGACGGGTTCGAGGTCGCCGACCAGGGTAGTGGTGTCGCGCGGGTGGGCTTCACGCCCGCGACCGCGTTCTTTGCGGAGTCGGGTCTACCGTCACCGTTCAACATTTCCTCCGACGCGACGTGGCTCGATACCGGGGTGTCGATCACGCTACCAAGCGCCGGCGACTACCTCCTCTTCTATGTCGCCCAGGCGGTGGGGCAGGTCAGCAATTTCGGCGCGGCGCTTGGCGCGAACGTCCTGACACGACTGTACGACGTCGACGATGCGGCGGTCGTCGGTGCCAGCAGCGCAAGCGCGCTGTGGATCGACAAAGCGTTCACCACGTCCGTGTGGGAAGACACGCTCACGATGCCCGTGCTGTATACCGCCAGTGGGCCGAACACCCTTCGCCTCGAAGCCTACCGCACGCCGGTCACGACCTGGGGATCGGCGGCGATCGGCGACACGGCCACCGGCGGCACGAAGATCGGCTACGTGAAGCTCGCATGACCCGTCTGGAAACGGCCCGCGTCCACCTGCTGGACGCATCCGGCCCATCTGAGCCGCCCCCACCTTCCGCTCTCGACTCGCCTGTCGTGGGATAGGTACGAGCGCTCGCACCGCACGAATGCACCCGCGACCGCTCGACCCTTTCTTGAGGACTCCTCCATGCAGGCGATCTGGCAAAAGTACGGCCTCTTTGTGATCCAGACGGTCATCTGGGTCGCCATCGTCATCTTCACCCAGCAATCGGTCCCCGCGCCGACGCCGCCCACCCTGGTGATCGCGCAGCCGGAGGGTAGCCCGCCGGTGAAGGTGACCGTCATTCGGCCGCTGTAATCCCCGTCCCCGGACCGGTGCGAGCGCTCGCACCACCCCGAATCTTCGGCCCTGCTCGAGCTTCGTCATGGCCCAGACCGACGCGATCGTCCTGGAGATCGGCGCCTCCGCGGCGCTGGCCGCGGCGATCGTCGTCGGCCTGTGCGTGCTGGTGAGCGCGGTACTGGTCGCCTGGTCGCTCCTGCGGCTGTCGCGGTCGATCACCGAGGCGCAGGGCCGGCATGAGCTGACGAGCGCCCAGCACACCGGCGAGATCACGCGCGCCGTTGCGGTCCTCTCCGCTCGGCTCGACCTTCACCCACTTCCTTCCCGGTAGGTACCCATGCGACTGCTCACGCTCGTGGCCATGCTCTCGTTTGCCACGCTCATTGGATGCACCCCCAGGCCACAGCCCGTGCCGGTCCCGGTGCCGCCGGCACCGCAACCCGGCCCTGGTCCTCAGCCCGCTCCGCCACCACCACCTCCCGCGCCACCGACGCCGCAGATCGCGGGCTTTGTGGTCGTCGAAGATACCGCGCAGGCCGGGCAGGCGCGGGGGATGTTCTTCGGCTCCTCGAAGCTGAGGAGCTTCTTGCGGAACTCCGGACTGCATTACGCCATCCTCTCGACGGCCGTCGAAGGTCCGGATGGCACGGTGCCTGCCAGCGTCAAGAAGTACCTCGACGCGGTGGCCGGAAAAGCTCTGCCGCAGCTCTTCCAGACGGATGACTCCGGGGTCATCCTCGCGCAAGTGAACTGTCCTCTCGACCCCGATGCGTTCGTGGCGCTCTTTGCACCCAAGCCGCCGCACGCCCGCGCGATGGGTTGCCGCGACGCAGCGCCGAAGCTGAGCTGGACGGTCTTCGGCACCACGCCAGGGACCAAGCTCATCCCGCGGAGCGAGTGGAAGGAGATGGACCTCGAAGGCTACTTGCCGCCGGTCCACGATCAGGACGGCCGCGGCCAGTGCAACGCTTCGGCGACGTGCACGGCGATCGAGGCGTCCCGCGAGCTGGCGGGACTCTCCTACACCTACCTCTCCGCTGGCGATCTCTACAGCCAGATCAATGGCGGCGTCGATCAGGGTAGCACTCTCGAGGACGGCCTCGCCGCGGCAACCGGAAGTGGCGTCGCATCGGTCGCCAGCGTCCCCTACGTTTGGGATGGCCGCAAGCACAACACCAGCGCGATCGTGGCAGAGCGACGACGCTATCGCGTCGTCGAGGCCTTTCTATGCCCGACCTTCGATCACATGGCCTCGGCGGTCCAGCAGGGCTTTGTGCTGATCGAAGGGCTCTTGTGGTACGACAACTTCACGCCCGACATCGATGGGTGGCTCCCCCCCAGAGGCCGCGGCAATTACGGCGGCCACGCGCTGACGGGCTATGGCCTCGCACAGCGCAACGGTGTCTACGGCATCAAGACGCGGAACTCGTGGGGTGTGACCTGGGGGCACGGCGGTAACTGTGTGATCCCGGAGAGTCTTTTCGGCCGCAACATTTCCGGCTGGTGGGCGATCCGTAGCGTCGTGCGGACTCCCGAACCGTTCCCCGCGAGCGACCCGATCCGCCGTCTCCGCTTGCGGCTGGACCTGCCATGAGTCGCGTGATCTCGATTGCAGCGCTGGCACTGGCAATCGGTGCGAGCGCTCGCACCTCGGCGGCTCCGGTGCCACCCGCGGCCGCGGCCAAGCCGGAGCCGCAGCTCGTCGGCCGCTGGGAGTACGACTACGGCTCAATGCTCGGCGGCTGGATCGAGTTCGGGCCAGTCGATGCGGATGGCTTTGGCATCTACCGCTCGACGCACGCACGCTTCTGCGCGCTGCCCGATTACACCGGTCTGTGGTGGGTTGACCGAACCGGCTCGGTGCATCTGATCGAGCGGCGGATCGGCTACTCGTGGGACTGGGACGACGACTTCGAGCGGGCGACATTCGCCGATTCGTCCACCCATTACGTTTTCGAGTTCGACACACCAACCGGCCGGCAGTGGATTGGTCGCTCCCGCGTCAGCGGCGCGCCGCCTGGTGGCTGCCGTGTGGTTCTGAGGAGATAGCAATGCGACTTCTGGTTCCGATCATCTCAGTCGGGCTCTGGGTTCTGTCGATAGGCTCGACCCTCTCGGTGGCCGAAGACCTGAGTCGGGCACACGCACAGTTGCGCCGCCAGCGTCCGGCACTTCCGCCGAAGGTGATCCCGCTGGCCGAGACCGGACCGGGGACACTCGGCACTTCGCCATTGGTGCTGCCTCTAAAACCCGTTGCGGCCAAGCCCGATGAGATCCCCGCCAACCACAAGCTGCTCTACGAGGCGGCGCGCGATCGCGCGGCCAAGCAGGTCGCGCGCGACAAGGGCATCAGCCGCAAGGAGGCCCGCGAGCTCATCGACCAGGTCAGCGACGCAAGCCTGCACGCGGCAGTGACCGCGGCGAATATCCAGGTCAAACCGCTGCCGGTGGGTGGGCCGATCCAGAACCTGCTCGACTGGTTCGCCGCCCACCAGGAGCAGATCGCCGCGATCGTCAAGCTGATCCTGACACTGCTGGCGCTACTGGGTCAGCCCCCGCCCTGAGTGGTTATCGCACAACTTGTGAAGGCGCCTGTCCCATTCGCCCTGTCCCTCTCGGAGCTTCCCATGCGAATGCTCTTCCGCTTCCTGCTCGTCGTACTCCTGGTGTGTCTTCTCGGTAGCGACCTCTTCGCGGCCGGCCCGGTGCGGCGCTGGATCGCTGAGCGGCGGGCCGACCGCTGGCAATGCGAGCAATGCCCTTCGTGCTCGTTCGTACCCAGTTTCTGTCCCGCCTCCGGCTGTCCCTGCGGATCAAGCTGCCCCTGCATTCCGGCCACCGGTGGCGTCGGGACGTGCGGGTATTACACCTGTCCGGCCAATGGCGCTCTCCCGATCTTCTATCCTCAGACGGCTCCGCAGATGAGGTGGATCGGACCTGGTTACCCGGCAGGCGTGCCCTTCGGCACACCAATCCGCTCGTGCCCCAATTGCGCCACGGGACGCTGTCCGGCACGCTAACAAGCCACAGGACCCCGTCCGGCCCCCGCGAGAGGTGCGCGGGGCATCGGCCGCGTCGGAAGCGCCTCGGCCCACACCGGACGGGGTTCCTGTTTGACCCTTTCACCTTTCATTGAGGGGCATCATCCATGCCGCACTATCGAGACGGTACGCCGGCGCAGATCGGCGACCTGGTCCGCGGGACCGGGTACAACGTCAAGCACGCCGACGGCTCGCGCCGTGTGATCGTTGGCCACCTGATGCAGCTCACCCAGGCGGAGAGCTGTAACGTCCAGGTCGCCTACACATCCGTCGAATGGCTGCCGGCCGAGTTCCGCTTGCCGGATTTCAAGAGCTTCGTCGAAGCGCCCGGCGTGCTGGTCCGCGCCTTCTCGACACCCGAGGGCACACGCTTTGCGCGAGTGCACGTCTCGATCGAGTACGGCCAGGCCGACGAGTTCGAGCTGATCGAGCGGCCCGCGCCCCCGCAAGCCACAAGCGAGTCGCGCAGTCGGCCTCTGGCCGCGGCTGCCTAAGACCACGGGGTTCCGCGGCCACGGGCCGCGGCCCACAACCCCCGCCCTGACCCTGACCCGCGGCCACGACGCCGCGCGAGCGATGATCCACTTACCCACGTCCACGGACCCGGTTGTGGTCCACGAGGGCGACGCGCTGCCACTCATGCGTTCGCTCCCCGAGAACACCTTCGACGCGGTCATCACCGATCCGCCCTACGCCAGTGGTGGAGTGAAGGCGGCCGAGCGCGGCCAGACGACCGCGAAGAAGTACAGCCTCGCCTATCGGGGCAAGGACGGCTGGAGCCGCGGGACCGGTCGGCCGGATTTCGATGGCGACCAGCTCGACCAGCGCGTCTGGAGTCTGTGGTGCCGCGAGTGGCTTGAGCAGTGCCACCGAGTCCTCAAGCCGGGTGGTTACTGCCTATCATTCATCGACTGGCGACAACTCCCCGCGCTGACCGATTGCTTCCAGCTCGCCGGGTTGAGCTGGCGTGGCGTACTCGCCTGGGACAAAGGCGCGAGCGCCCACGCCCCCAAGCCGGGCTACTTTCGCCGGCAGTGCGAGTTCGTGGTCTGGGCGACGAAGGGACCGGTCACGACTCGCTCGAAGGCCGAGGGCGGTGGACTCTTTCCGGGATGCCACACCTGTCCCGTCCGGCAGTCCGAGAAGTTCCACCAGACCGGTAAGCCGCCCGATGTGATGCGCTGGCTGGTGAGCTGCGTGCCGGCCGGAGGCCTCGTGCTCGACCCGTTCGCCGGCAGCGGCACGACCGGCGTCGTGTGTCGCGAGGAAGGCCGGCGGTGCGTACTCGTCGAGAAGTGCCCCGCGTACCTGCCGATCATCCGCCGGCGACTGGCGGCGTAGAGTGTGTCATGGCCCGGCCACTGAAGCTCACCCGCCGGCAGATCGAGTACCTCGAGGTGCGAGCGCTCGTACCGGCACGATCGAGATCCGCGACACACCACCCTGGTACGAGCGCTCGCACCTCGGCCTCATCGCGGCCGCGCGAATCGTCGATCCAGCGTGCCGTAATCCGCTACCTGGTACTGCGGGGCTGCCTGGTCGTGCGGGTCAACGGGGGATTACTCGCGCGGGCCGATGGCGGTCGGATGCGCTGCTCGCGATCGAGCGAGGGCACTTGTAGCGATCTGATCGGTCTGACGGCGGAGGGGGTGTTCCTGGGTCTGGAAGTGAAGCGGCCGGGGGAAAAGCCGACCGCCGGACAAAGCGCCTTCCTGGAGACCGTCCGGCGGCGGGGCGGGATCGGGGCGGTGGTTAGTTCGATTGAGGACGCGCAGGCGGTCCTGGATCAGGAGGCTGCCGGTGGTACACCAAGCGTGGCCAATACCACCGCGGCCGGGTCACGGGGATCGGCCACACGCAGCGCGCCGGCCCGCGGGTCGTGAACTTGGTCCAGGTGCGCGAGCAGCTCGACCAGCGCGTCGGCGTGGCCGCGGACCCAGACGCAGAGATATCCCACCGCAGCGGGGTCCGCCTCGGAGGGTAACTCGATCAGACCTTTGCGCGCTACCTGACGTTCGGCGCCTGCGCCGCGAGCCGATCGGCCGTGGCGGATGCCGGCCGCCTCGACGAGGCGATCGCGGGCTGCACTCAGACGTTCAGCCCGTGTGCCGCGAGAGCGGGCGATTTCGTACTCGATCAGGTCGGCGATCGTGCGAACCGCGATCGGTGTGGGGATCACGGGGCCACCTCCTGGGCCTGGGCAGCCCGGAAGCAGCGGCTAAACTCGTTCATGACGACTCCAGTCGCGATGGGGTTGTCCCAGGGGAGGGGCGTTGCCGCGCCGCCTCCCCTGTCTCTTCGGTCGAGCCCAATGCCCGGCCGCTCTCCGTGCCCCGCCAGAGTTACACCACTGCGGAGCGGGAGAGCAGTCGATCACTCGCTGGGGGTCACTTCCACGATCGTGGCCTCCGCCGCGGGTCGCTCGCTGCCGGCGGGCCGGCCGTCGAGCTCCGAGACCCACGCGCCGGTCCGGACATCGCGCACCCGCCAGAGGCCACCACTAAATGCGGCGGGGAACGCCGCACGGTTGAGGGCCGCGGCGATCGTGGTGTGGCGACTCACTTCTCGGAACGCCCAGGTTCCGCGAACACAGGCGATCTGGCAAAGGGCGTAGGGATAGGACTCGTTCACGGAACATCTCCTCGGTGAGGCACTCGACACGATTTATCACCAATGATATATTATCATGTATGATAAGTGAGCCAACCGCAGTTGTTGCTTTTTTTGATAAGTCGCGTAAGTTCATCCGCATGACGGACAGAGAACTTGCCGCGATCATCGGTGCGAACGTGCGCGCAGCCCGCTCGGTTGCGGAGCTGACTCAGGGGGAGTTGGCAGAGAAGTGTGGGATTGCTGTCCCGAATATCTCACGACTGGAAGCGGGGACGCACCTGCCGAGTGTCGCGACCCTCAAGAGGGTGTCCGACGCGCTGGAAGTGCCGATCTGCGCGTTCTTGGACCCACCTAAGAAGGTGGAGTCGAAAGCGGAGCCAAAACGAAAAGGGGGCTAACCCAGGCCCCCGCTCAGTCGGTCCCCTTGACCAGTCGCAGGCCGAGGAACCGACAGAGCTTCTCGGCCGTGTCGAGCGTCAGGCCGCGCTCGCCGGTGACGAACCGGTGCAACACCGGCTGCGACACGCCCGCCGCTTTCGCCACGGCGTAGGTGCTCAGCCCGGACTCGCCGATCGCCGCCAGGATCGTCGCGGCCAGCGTCGGCTCTGCGGTGTCAGTGGGCTTACGCTTGGCCATCGTTCGGCTCTCCGTCGAGGACGCCACCGCACGCCGGGCAACGTCGCCGGCCGCCGCCGACCTGGATGGCCTTCTCCGTGGGACACAGCGCCTGGCAATCCCGACAACGCAGGCGCTGCCCTCGATTTGCTACGACGCTTTCGACCGGCTTGCCGGGACGCTGCCCTGGCCGCAACCGACTGCGATGCATGTTGGTCCTCCCGATACCATGTGGTATACTACAGCGGGATGGGGGAGGGCTGTCGGAGTCTTTTTTCGGATGCGGCCGTCGAACTTGTGACTCAGCGGCCACCTACGACTTTGGGACTCCCGCCCATCCCCCACCCCTCACCTACAATATATACCGTCTGGTATATATGTCAACTGGTATTTAGAAAGATTCCCCACTTTTTTCGGCGAACCGACTTGTCCGTTCGGACCTCCGGACCTCACCGGAGGTGCGAGCGCTCGCACCTCCCCCTGGACAAGTGTGTCATAATGCAGGCAGTCCCGCTCCCGGATCGAGGCCGACATGGTCAGCCCCGCCGCCCGCTACCTCGCTGGTCCCGCCGCGGCCGAACCGCTCGCGGCCTTGCGCCGCACGGACTCCGTGGCCCGTCGCCGGCTCGCCCGGAATCTGCTCGATGCCCAGGCGGACTTCCTGCAGCGCTGTTACCTGAGTCCGGAGGAGGTCGCCGAGGTGCTGGCCGAGGTCGCGGCGCAGTGGGCACGGGACACGGCCCGGCGGATCTGCGAGTCGATCACCCTGGTCCCCGATGAGGTGCGCGCATGAGACCGTCCGCTCCACCGCCGCTGTCGATCGACGAGATGGTCCAGGTCGGCTGCAATGGCGACTGGCTCTTTGGTGTGGGCCGCGCCAGCGGGCGGTGGATCGGCTTTGCGCTGGGTGTCGATCTGATTACGGGACCCACCGGCGCCACCCGCTTCATGCACGTCTTCAGTGAAGTGTCCGAGAGATACCAACTCGGCCTGGTCGATCGCGACCAGGCCATCCGCCTGGTCGGAGCGCTGGCCGAGGATGAAGAGGGCGGCTTCGGCCGGGTCGCCGAATGGTTCGTGCCGCCCGAACTCCGGGGTGACCCGGAGACTTTCCGGTGTCGCTCCTGCGGGTGCGTCGGTTGTGACGGCACCGATTGCACCGACGACTACGAGGGCCTCGACTAGGTACGAGCGCTCGTACCGAGCTTCGCACCTCCACCCCCCGACCCCATCACCCGATCAATCCCGGCCACCAGATCCGCCGGCCGGCGGTGCAGATACCGTCGTGTCGTCGACAGCGTCGTGTGGCCGAGGATGTCCGCCAGGAGCGTCTCCTGGATGCCGCGGGCAACGGCTTGCGTGGCGAAGGTATGCCTAAGCGTGTAGCAGACGACCGGCTCGCCGTCGCGGTGGAGTCGCGCTCGCCGGCAGGCCCGGTGCATCGCCGCGCGTAGGGTCGCGCAACTCCAGGGCTCGCAGTGATCGTTGACGAAGACGTGGTCGCTGGGTAACGGGTAGCGCTTCCGCCGCCAGTATGCGAGTACGCGGGCCGCGGCCTTCGACATCGGGATCAGCCGCACTCGCACGCCGTCCTTGCGGCGATCCCTGGCTTTGAACTTCGAGAGTCGAATCACCCGCTCGATCTCACTGACCTGCTCCCACGTCAGTTGTCTCAGCTCACCCGGACGCGCCCCGGTCTGTGAAAGGAACCATACGAACCGCCGCAACTCGAAGTGACACGAGTGCCGGAGTCGACGCAGCTCCTGGCGGTCGAGGACACGCGTCCGCATCCCGGTCAGTGGCACAGGTACATCGGCGAGTGGGTTGGGCATTTTGGCCCAACGGAACAATCGACGGATACACGCCGAGCAGTGGGGCGTCGCCGGCAGGCCCGTGAGGTCGGCGAGCTCCAGGGTCGCCGGGTCACGGTCGCGGACCGGCTTTCCGGCAGCGTCGGTGGCGCGGAGCAGGTGACGGAGTTGGTACTCGTAGTACAGGAGTGTACCCGGTGAGTTGCGGCCGCCGACGACGGCAGCCCGGACATGCGCGAGGAATCTCTCGACAAGGGCAGCGACGGTTGACACTGACGATCCTCCGATAACGATGGGAGCGATTGACACGGCGCCCGGGCGTGCGGATTCCATCGAAGCGCACGAGGCGCGCGCTGTCGAGAGCAATGAGAAGTGTTAGCGTTGAGAACGTGGAGAAACTTGACGGGTCGCGCGGGTACTGCGAATCGTGCGGAGTCCGTGGTAAGGAAGTACGCTTGCCGACTAAGCAAGCGGCGGACGGACACCGGGATTCTGGCGCGTCAATCGGTGCGCGCGATCATACCGATCGTCCGTGATCGCGCGGATTCGGGACCAAGAGGTCGCTGGTTCAAATCCAGTCAGCCCGACTGGTTGGAAGTCCTTAGCCGATAGCACTTTACGCTAACCCACCGACGGTCGGTGGTGCGACTTGAAAGCCTTGGAAATCCAGTACCGTACTGGATTCGGCTTCGAGACCCACCACCATGCCACGCAAGAATCCCTCGTACCGCTTCCACAAGGCCCGCAACTGCGCCGTCGTCACGATCAACGGTCGTGACCACTACCTCGGCGCGTACGACTCCCCGGAATCCTGGGAAGCGTACCACCGGTTGATCGCCGAGCATCTCGCCGCCCGACGCGAACCCCCTCCCCCGGTCCCGGCCGACACCCCGCTCACCGTCACCGAGTTGATCGCCAGGTACTGGCGCTTCGCCAAGACCTACTACGTCAAGGACGAGAAGCCGACCAGCGAGGTCCACTCGGTCGCCCTCGCCCTCCGGTTCGTGCGGCGACTCTACGGCCGCACCCCGTCCGGTGAGTTCAGCCCGAAGAAGTTGAAGGCCGTGCGCGAGGCGATGATCGCCCACGAAATCACCCGCAAGGTGAAGGTGACCGACGAGGCGACCGGCACCGTGACGTGGGAGCGCCGGGTCGTCCGCAAGGGGCTGGCCCGGAAGTGCATCAACAAGCTCGTCGGCCGCGTGAAGCGGATGTTCGCGTGGGCCGTCGAGGAAGAACTCCTGCCGGTCGAGGTCCACGCCGCGCTGGTGCGGGTCAAGGGGCTCAAGCGGTGTAATTCCGCCGCTCGCGAGACGCCTCGCGTCCGGCCCGTCGCCGAGGAGCATGTCGCAGCTGTGCTCCCGCTGGTGCCGGCGATGGTGCGGGCGATGATCGAGGTCCAGCGGCTGTGTGGGTGCCGGCCGCAGGACGTGGTGCAGATGCGCCCGGCCGACATCGACACGACGGAGCCGGTGTGGCAGTACCGGCCGCGGCGGCACAAGACCGAGCACCACAACGACGACGGCAACCCCGACCTGGACCGCGTCATCTACCTCGGGCCGAAGAGTCAGGAGGTTCTTCGCCCGTGGCTGCCGGCCGACCCAGAGGCGTACGTGTTCGCACCGCGCCGCTCGGAGGAACTGCGGAACGCCGGGCGGAAGGCGGACCGCAAGTCCAAGGTGACGCCGAGTCAAGCCGCCCGGCGGCCTACAGGGCGGGCGAAGGCACCGCTCCGCAGCTACTACCCCGTGGGGAGTTACCGCCAGGCAATCCGCCGGGCGTGTCGGCGGGCGGGGATCGCCGTGTGGCTGCCGAACCAGTTGCGCCACAGCCGGCTCACGGAGATCCGCTCCCGCTACGGGCTGGAGGCGGCGCGGGTCGTCGGCGGACACCGGGAGGTCGGCGTCACGCAGATCTACGCGGAACAGGACCGCGAACTCGCCCGACAAGTAATGGGCGAAGTGGGGTGAGAACAATTTGAGCACGGGATAAAATGGGACCGTCGGACCAGCCGGCTGATCACCGGCGTGCCCGTCGCGGCTTGCTCCTGCACCTTGGGCGAATCGCGGCGGGCGGTCTGACTCTTCAAGGTGCAGTCATGGCGAAATCCTCTCGCGGCCGGGTGCCGGCCGCGGCTCCGTTCACGTTCGCCCCGCCGCTGGTGGACCAGCGGCCTGTCCGCGCGGCCCGCGACGCGACACGCGATCTGGGGCCTTGGGCGGCGTACACGCTCGGCTACCAAGTCGGGACCATACCCTTCACCCTTCACCTCGCGAAGACCGTCCCGCAGTTAGGCCCCGACGGCTTCGCCGCCGTTCCGAGTTCCGCGTCAATAATCAGGTTGACCTGCGACCTGCTCAGCACCGCCGCACCCGCCGGCACGGTCACCCTGATCCGCGAGGCGGCGAACGACCTGGAAGAGTTCAACAACAACGCGGAGAACACCTTCCACCGCTCCGGTCGGTTCATTTGGGACGTGGCTGCGGGCAACTACTTGGCGGGTCGGCTCCCGGTCTTGATGCGCGGCACCCTTCCGAGCGATTCGCACCTGCTACCCTGGCTCGGCCTCGGCCACTCGATCGGAGAGTTCATCTCCAACGACCCCGCCCCTTCAAACCGCCCTCCCGTCCCGTTCCGTCCCGTTATCGACGCGGTACGCAACCTGCCGAAAGTCGAGCGGGACGCACTTCGAGAACTCAGAGAGTTGGCGGCGCTGATCGACCGACCCGAAGCGGAGGGCGAAGCGGGCCTTCGCCGGGCGTACGTGGCAAGGCTCGCCGCCGACTGGCCGTTCGACGAGTTAGACCCGTGGCCGAACTACCCGTTCTTCACAGTCGAGGTCCAGAATCTCCACCGCCGAATCGACGAACATCTTCTCGCTCGGAGAGCCGCCCCGCGTCCCTGCGAGGGGGATCATGTTCCGCGCTGGGATCGCGAGGCCGGTAGGATCATGTTCGACGGCAAAGTGATCCGACAGGTGGTCGCCCGGGCCAGGACAATTCGACCGATCCTCGATCTCTTCCAGAGCCAGCAATGGCCGTCGAGCGTCGAGACCGACTACTCCGGCGACAGGAAGGATGATGTTATCGAGTCGCTGAACGATAAGCTCAAGGTGATCGAGTTCTTCCCCAGCGGAACCAAAACCGGGATCGGCTGGAAGCGTAAGCGCACTCGGTGACAACTGGCTTGATCTGCTCTCAACGCGGTCCGGGTCGTCGTTCTTGGCGGCCCGGACCGCGTCATTTCTGCACCTGCGGAATGTGCGAACCCCCCTCGAATCCCCCCGAACTCCCCCCGCGAAACGCCGCAAGTCATCACAAGATGATGCACGTCCACGCAGTCCTTAGCAGGGGGTGATGACCATGTCGAACGTCGAGAAGCGGAAGTGGTTCCCGCTGGCGCTGGCCCCGCCGCGGTTCCCCGGGAACCCGCACGGGGCGACGGTGACCCGCTGGGCACTGAAGGGCGTGAAGGTCGGCCCCGAGGGCGAGCGGATCAAGCTCGCAACCCGGAAGGTGGGCGGGCGGCGGTTCACGTGCCAGGAGTGGATCGACGAGTTCATCGAGCGGGTGAGCGGGGAGCGGGCGACGGCTGAGGTGCTCTCCGCCCGGCGGGCCGAGAACATCGCGGCGGAGGAACGGGAACTGGACGCGGAAGGCATCGCGTGAAGGTCCAGAGTGAACGCGGAACCAGGATGGCGGAATCGGTAAACGGTCGCGGCCACTTCCCATGCCAGTGGGACGTGGCCGCCGGAACACAAACAACTGAGGTCTTACCTATGGGTACTGTACGCAAGAATCGCCCCTCCCGCAAGCGGGGGGACGAGGACGAACGTCCGTCGCCGGAGCAACGGCCCGACAAAGACTCTCGCGTCGATTGGCGCGAGCAGACGTTCAACGCCGGCGACGTGGGGCCGGTCGAGCAGGTCTCCACACCCCTCGATCTGATCACGACGCTGCGGATGATCATGGTCGACATCGATCCGCAGCACTTGAACCCCGTGCTCTTCGACGACGGAAAGGGGACCTTCGCGTCCCGGCTGTACCACCAGACCGTTCGCCACTGGCTGGACCGCGATCCCTTCTGGGGGCGGGCCACGGTACTGAACACGGGCACGGGGTTGCACCTCCAACTCCACCTCGATCCGGTCGTCGAGTTTGCCGGCCCCGCCGACCGCGACCTGTGGGGTGCCGTCGTCCGTTCGGTCCAGAACACACTACCCAGCGACCAGAACGCCCCGGGTCTGACGGCGCTCAACCGGCCGGTCGGGTCCGTCAACTCGAAGACCAACCGCACGGTGAAGTTGCTGCGGCCGGGGACGCCGGTCACGCCCTACGCAGTCCTCGAATTCGTGGATAAGCTGCGCCGCCGGCCGTTCGCGACCATCGCCAGCATCCTGCACGGGGCGGACCGCATCACTCCGTGCCCGATCTGCAAGACGGACGAAAGTACGCTCGCCGCACTCGATCGGGTCGGGCGCTGTTATGCCCGGTGTGGGACCGTCAAACTGGCGCAGCTGTTCGGCACCTTCATGTCCGACCCCGCGACTCAAGGGGAGGAGTGAACGTGGCGACCGGCAAGAAGAAGGCCGCGAAGGCGGCTGGTGTCCCGAACACGGCGGTCCAACTCTCCGACCAGCTCACCGCCGCAATTCGCACGCTCGGCACGCTCCCGCGGCCCGGCGCACGGAAGCTGGTGATTGTTTACGGAATCACGCCCGGCGGGAACTTCACCGTTCCCGCCGAGAACGTGATCCAGCAGATGATCCCGGTCCTGGTGCCGCCGGACGGCTCGCCCCGGGTCTACGCCTACGGGCAGATGGTCGTCCTCGACACGACGGTCGACGGCCAGGACTCGGCGCTCGTCACCTTGCGCAGTGGGACGAAGGTCGAGGCAGTGGCCCCGGCGTACCTGGCGAACCTGCTCGTCTGCGAGCACGAGACCAGGACCGACACCATCCAGTTCAGCGTCCCGCCCAAGGCCCTGGTGGTGCTGCTGAACGCCGAGCCGCTCAGCCGGGCGCTCACCCGGATCGACATGTACGCCCGGCGTTCCCTGTTCTCGCACGACTTCACCCTCCTGGGTCCCGGCTACCACCCCGAGTACCGGATCCTGATCCACGGGCCGGAGATCGAGCCCGACATCTCGCCCCTTCCGGGAGCGTCGTCGGCACTCGACCGTCTGCCCCCGCTGCTTCGGGAGTTGCTCGGCGACTTCTGCTTCCGCGAGCCGACCGACCTGACCAACTACCTGGGCCTGATGCTGACCGGGCTCCTGACCAACCACTTCCTCACCACCCTGATGGGGCTCGCGCTGATCGACGGCAATCAGTCGGGCGTCGGGAAGACCCTGCTGATGCGGGTGCTGGGCATCCTGCTCGACGGCGTGGACCCGCACCTGATCCACTACACCCCCGACGAGGAGGAACTCCAGAAGCGGATCTGCGCCACGCTCCGCCCCGCCCGGCAGAGCGTGCTCGTGATCGACAACGCTAAGCAGCCCAGCGGCACGCCGATCAGCAGCCCGGTGATCGAGGCCAACTCCATGGCCGCGGAGATCTCGCTCCGCATCCTCGGGGTGAGCGAGAACTTCGTCCGGCCCAACGACGTGATCTGGTCGCTCACGATGAACCAGACGAAGGTCAGCCCGGACCTGATGAGCCGCGGGCTGCCCATCCGCCTCGCGTACGACGGCCCGCCCGAGGCCCGCGTCTTCAACGGCCCAGAGCCGATCGGGTTCGCACGCGACAACCGCCTCGGCCTTCTCGCCGAACTGGCCGGCTTCGTTGTCCGCTGGACCCAGGCCGGTCGGCCGGAGGGCAGCCGCTCGCACCGGTGCCACCGTTGGGCGAAGGTCATCGGCGGCATCCTCCTGGCGAACGGGTTCCCCGATTTCCTCGGGAACTACGAGGAGGCGTCGGGCGCGTTTAACTCGGAGCTGGAAGACCTGACCCTGCTCGTCGAGGCGGCGCTGGCCCAGACCGACGGGCCGATCCTGTTCATCGAACCGAAGGAGGACGACCAGTGAAGTCGAAATCGAACGCTCCCGCGAAACCGGATCGTGCGCTGCCCGCGGCCAAGTGGGTTCCGATCCTCGACGCGGCGGGGCTCACCCCCCAGGCCCTCGCCGACGCGAAGACGCCGCACGCCAGGGCGATCAAGCTGGGTCAGTGGCTCAGTGCGAAAGTCGGCCGGGAGATGCCCGTGTGCGTCGGCGGCCGAAGTGGCAGGGCCGTGCTGCGAGTGATCGGTGCGCGGGCGAACGAGAAGCGGTACTACGTCGAAATCACCTGGGACCGAGTCCAGGAGCCCGGTCCCCTCAAGGCCCTCAAGGGTGGCGTATCCAAGCCCAAGAAGAAGGAGAAGTCGAGCGGGAAGCACAAGGCCGTGACGAAGCCGGCTGGCAAGCACAAGTCCGGCGGGAACGACGAGGAGTGGTAGTGCGGCGCGGGCCGAACGGGGCCGCGAACCGACCAACGCGGGACAGTTGGTGAGTGTGGTGAATAGGAACGGCCCTCACCCGGTGTGGGTAGGGCGGCGGGGAAACGGCACTCAGTGCGGGTCAGGGGCCGTTTCTATTCACCACACTCACCGCGCCGCGGCATCCCCACGCTCCGCGAACGACATCGGCTGGACTTTTTTTCTCACACAGAGCACTCAACGGAGGGGTTATGAAAATTGAACTCGGAGGGCGGACGTACCCGTTCCGCCCGTGGACGCCCGATCTCGGGCAGGTCTTCAAGCGGACGTTCAGCTTCGACTGTGAAACCACGCGAATCGACGATGAACGGCACTGGATCACACCGGCGTACGTCCTCGGTGCCGCCTTCGACGGGAAGGAGGGATGCTTCGTCCCTCGGGAGCACGCGACCGCGTTTTGGGAGGCTCATGACGGCGTTGGCGTCGTCTTTCACAACGCCGCGTTCGACCTCGACGTGCTCCGGTTGCTCGCCCCCAAATCGGACGTGTACGCAAAGGTGGAAGCCAACCTCGTCTGGGACACCTGGCTCCTCCACCGGCTTTATGCACTCGCGACCGAGGGCCACACCGCCGGCGGCAGGGGCGAGGCGACCCTGGAAGCCTGCGCCGAGCGGTATCTGGGCATCGACCTGCCGAAGGATGTGGCCGACGCCAAGGGCAAGCCGGTCCGCACGTCCTACGGTCAATGGCTCGACAAGCCGTTCAACAAGGTGCCAGCGGTGTACCTGGAGTACCTGGGCAAAGACGTAGTCGCCACGCGGCAGGTGTACAAGGAGCTTCGGCGGCGGATCGACGAGGTGCTGGGGGATTGCCGCGGCGTCTGGGGCCACGTGTCCGACGAGTGGCTCCAGGAGTGCGGGGACCGGTGGGGGCCGCTCACCCACCACATCCAACTGCGGGCCTCGATCGTGCTGAAGGAAATCACGCGCAACGGGATGCACATCGACCTGGAGCGTCGGGACGAACTCGTCCCCGCTCTAGAATCGCAGCGGAACCAGGCCGAGTCTCGCCTCCGCGAACAGGGCGTGCTCGCGAAAGGCGAGGGCTCACAGAAGGCGCTCCAAACCAAGTTCCAGAAGCTGGCGGCACAGCACCCGGAGGTCAACTTCCCAAAGACGGACAAGGGGAGGTTCGCGACAAGTGCCGAGGCACTTCATGACCTCGCAGGATACGTCACGTTCGTGGACGACCTGCTCAAGTACCGTGCCGTGGACAAACTGCTGGAGACGTTCCTCAGCAAGCTCGGCCGCGGGGTCGTCCACTCGTCCTTCGGGGTTCTCGCGCGCACGGGCCGGACGAGTTCGTTCGGCGAACTCAACGCCCAGAACCTGCCGAAGGACGACCGCATTCGCAACTGCTTTGTCCCGTCGAAGGGCCGCGTGTTCCTAGACCTCGACTACTCGACCATCGAACTGGCCGCCCTGGCGCAGGCGTGCGTCTCGCAGTTCGGCCTGACCTCAGAGATGGCGGCGCGTATCAACGCCGGCGACGACCTCCACCAGGTGTTCGCCGGCTTCGTGACCCGCAAGTCCTACGAGGAGGTGACCGACTCCGAGCGCGCCCGGGTGAAGCCGATCAACTTCGGAAAGCCCGGCGGCATGGGGAACCCCGCGCTCCAGACCTACGCGAAGGTGACGTACGGCATCGAGTACACCGAGCACGAAGTCGCGGAACTGTCCGAACAGTGGCTCGACCTCTTCCCGGAGATGCGGGAGTTCCTCAAGGACACGGTCAACACCCCGCTCGAACTGGCCCGCGTGCTCGGCCTGACGCTCTCGGACCACTACGAACACACCGACGACGGCCGCATGGTCCGTCACCCGGAGAACCAGGGCAACGCGCACGAGCCGAACGCGATCCTCGGGATGATGTGCCTCAAGGTGCTGGGCCGCGACCACCCCCGCAATGCCAAGGGCAAACCGTACCCGCCTGCGGACCTGGATTACTTCTGGACCAAACTCGGGCAACTCGCAGAGCAACTGCCGGAGAAGTTCGCGAAGGCGATCTGCTCTCGCACGCCGTCGAAGCAGCTCCAGCGGTTCGTCTCTTCGTTCGTCGGACGCAGCGGGGCGTTCGTGCTCACCGGCCGACTCCGGGCGGCGGCCAGCTACACCGCGAGGCACAACACCATCTTCCAGGGGCTGACGAGCGACGGGGCCAAGATCGCCCTGTGGAAGGTCTGGCGCAAGGGCTACAAGATCGCCAACTTCATCCACGACCAGATCCTGGTCGAGGTTCCCACCTCGGACGACCTGAAGGCACACGCCGAGCGGATCAAGAAGTTGATGGTCAAGGGCATGAAGGAGGTACTCCCGGACGTGGCCGTCGACGTGAAATACGCGGCCACCGACCGCTGGCGGAAGAAGGCCAAGGCCGTCTTCGACGAGCAGGGGCTGCTGCGGCTGTGGCGCCCCAAGAATGACCGTCCGGTGTCCTCGCGTGCTGTACGACAGGACGCGAAGTGAGAATGCGTGGGGTCGGTGAGTAGGCATCGCCGACCCCATCTCGCGGAACCTGCACGTTGTCCGACCTGCGGGTCGCCGTCGCCCTGAGACGCCGCGGGCGTGGCGTCAATCCCAGCGGAGCCCCCAATGCAAAATGATCTCATTGAAGTTCCGCTCGGCGGCGGGCAGGTTCGGTTTCCCGTTCCGGTCCGGCCGCCCACCTACCCACCGACCTTTCGCGGCCTGGCCACCGCCGTCGACCGCACGCGCGCGAAGGATGCCTGGAACGCCGCCCTCTGGCTGAAGGCTCTCGTCGAGCTTTGGGTGCGGTTTCTGACCTGCGGAACGTTGCGGTGGCGGCTGGCCGAGGAGACGGAGGCAGTGGTCACCGACGAGTTCCCAGAGTTGGACACGCTCGGCACCGTCTTGAATTCCTTCGCCACGCAAGCCGACGCGCCGGCGGGACGTGGCGGCGAACTGGCCGGGGTCGAGCGCGTGTGCGGGATCGTCCGCGGCCCGACGCAGTGGCACCTGCACGACAGACCTCAGAACGTCGGCCCGGCCGCCCTCCGCCTGCTCCGTGCGTTCCGAAAGTCGATGCTGACCGAGGCGGGGTGTCTGCACCGCTTGGATGTCAACTCGGACCACTTCCGGCGGCCGTGGGATGTCCTCCGCTCGGAAGTCGAACTGCTGACCCGGATCGATGGCGACTGGTCCGGGAACGGGGTCGTGCTCGACTTCGGCGGAGCGCTGCGATCACCGGACCTGCTTCGTATTAGCGGCATGTGGAGGACGGCGCTGACGGAACTGGCTGAACTCCTCCAGCGGTATCCGGCCACCGCCCTGGCCCGGGAGGGCACAATTTCTCCCGCACCCGCGAACGCCCGACGGAGAAAAGGGGCGATGAGCAGCGAAGAGGCGAACCGGTGTACCGCCGAGTACCTCCGACAGGACCCGGCGGCAAAGAGCGGAGAGATCGCCAAGGCGATCGGGTGTTCGGGAGGTCTCGTCCGCGGCACGCCCGCCTGGCGGGGCCGAAAGCCGACAGCACCGAAATCGTCTGCACCCCCGAGGCGTCGAGGTGCCGGGAAGGCAGTCGGTCTTGAGATCGGGCTCGAAATCGAGGCCGAGCGCCGGTTCAAGGACCAGAAGGATTTTACCGACGCCGGGGGCGGTGACGAGGGGCTTGAGTGCGGGCCGCCCTTGTCGCGTGAGGAAGAACTCGAACGGTTGGAACGCGAGCAGAAGCGGGACATGCGCCAGCGACGGGTGCCACGTCGGCCCTGACGGAAATACCCGCCGAAGGGTCGGTCCACATCGGTTCTGTGGCACCTGCTCGGTCGGGGCACGAGTCGTCTTGACCGCCCGCTTCCGGTCGCCCCTTGGGCCGGCAATTCCTTGTGAGCGTCCGTTCGCCCATCCACAGCACGATGTCCCTCTTCACGTTACGCGTAGCCCAGCGTCTTTCTTGGGGAGTTGTGGGCGAGATTCCCGCAGCACGGGTGCGGGGTAACGCCGTCCTGTGTCATGACGGTCGAAACCAAATTAACGTCTGACAAATTATGGCTTTACGCCGCCGCGATCGTGACACGGAGCTTCCTCCAGAATGGCTCGTTGATGGCCATCATCGGAGGCAAGGGGCAACTCATGGCGTTCTCGTTCGCAGTGAGCGATGTCGCCCGCCGGTTGGGAGTGCCGCCCCGCGTCATCTCCGACCTCTTCTACCAGCGGGCGTTGGATGACGGCGTCTGCCCGGTGGTGTGCGGCCGGCGGGTGATCCCGGAAGCGTACGTCCCGGAGATCGTGAAGGTGTTGCGCGAACGAAATCTCTTGCCCACGGTCCGGGCTGCCGGCTCGAACTCCCAATAACACTCGTGAGGTAGCTGTGGCTGAACACCGAATTAAACCGCCGCTCAAATGGCCCGGCGGCAAGCACTACATGGCCCGGCGGATCGTGGATCTGATGCCCGAACACGGCCACTACGTCGAACTCTACGCCGGCGGGCTCGCGGTCCTGTGGGCGAAAGATCCCGAAGGGGTCAGCGAGGTAGTCAACGACCTGAACGGCGAGTTGACCAACTTTTACTACGTCCTCCAGCGGGAGAAGCTGTTCGAGCGGTTCGCCAAGCGCGTCGAGGTGATCCCGTTCGGTCGGCCGCAGTGGGACGAAGCGGTTCGCCGGCTGCGCGAGGAGACCCAGGCGAGCCGGGTGGCACGGGCCGCGTGGTTCTTCGTACAGAACCGGATGTCGATGGCCGGCCGCATGGCCGAGTTCACCGGCGTTACGAAGAGCCGGACGAGGGCCGGGATGAACGCCGAGGTGAGCGCCTGGATGGGGGCGGTCGAGTGCCTCCCAGCGGTCCACGCCCGTCTCCGTCGAGTCCTGATCGAGTGCCGGCCGGCGGTGCAACTGATGCGCAACCACGATGTCGAGGGGGCGGTGATGTACGCCGACCCGCCGTACCCCGCCGAGACGCGGACGACGCCGGACGTGTACGGCGAGTTCGAGATGAGTAACGACGACCACCGTGAGTTCCTGGCGACCGCGAAGGGGCTGAAGCACGCGAAGCTCCTGGTCAGCGGTTACCCGTGCCCACACTACGACAAGGCCCTCCGGGACTGGAACCGGCACGAGTTCGATCTCGCGAACCACGCCGCGGGCGGGAAGGAAAAGCGGCGGATGACAGAAGTCGTGTGGTGCAACTACTGAATCGCGTTCGCCCGGCCGGGTTGGGGGACGTTTTCTTAACTGACGATCACGGACGAGGTGTTGGTCATGGACGGCCGCCCCATCGACTGGTTGCCGGACAGTTTTTCTCGCTCGCCGGCGTGGCGAATGCTACGCGCCGCCCATCGACTCAAGGGGAAGGTGCCGGCCGACCCCCACATCGACGACAAGTGGGTGGACGTGGCCCAGCGGCTGCTTCGCCCGACCGGCCCGTCCTTCGCCAGTGATGCGGTACGAGCCGCCAATGACATCTGGGCCGCGGACAAGGCCGCCCGTTGGCACCTGGAGGCCCAACTCCTCACGACGCGATCGTTCGACGAGGTGGCCGCCGTGTGCGCCATCGCCTCGCCGGTGGTCGAGGCGTACCACCAGTTGTTCTTCGACGTCCGTAACCGGCTGCACGCCAGCGACTGGGTGTTGCACCTGGCCGTCCGCAGCAACCCGCTCAACGATTTTGCCGGCCCGCAACCGGCCGGGGTCTGGAAGTACATGGGGCTCATGGGCGGTCCACTGGTGCTGGACATCGTCGTCGCAGTGACTTCCGACCGGCCGCTGCCGTCCTGGCTGCGCGAGACCTTCGTCACGAACCCGGCCTTCGAGGAGCAGAGGCTCCGACTCAAAACGAAGCTGTCCGTCGCCGCGCTGACAGCAAAGTCAGCAAGCCAACTCGGTTCAGTCCTGGATCTGAGCGAGCAACTTCACGACCTCGAAGTGGCTGCCGGGCTTGAAGTCGTGGAGGAGGAGCCGCTTTTTCCGGCCGTCGGCGAGTTCCTCGCGGCGCTCGGCCGGCTCGCGACCGTACCATCGAAGGCTCCCTCGAAGGCGGCTCCCAGCCAACGCACTTCGATGAAGCGGTCCCGGAACTCGCCACAACCCACAGAGAGCGGAGGAACCCGACGTGAGTAAGCACAAGCCGAAGGCGCCTCATCGGAAGCGGCAGTCGAATCCGCAGGCCATGCCACCGAGCCCAGCCGGCAGCCGGTCCCCGCAACACAGTGGTCCCGCCGCACCGGTGACGCAAGAGCCACCTGCTGGACTGAACGAAGCCCACCAAGCCGCCGTTCAGCGCTCGGCGCACGGGGGTGAAGTGTTGCGCGAGGGGTTGTTCGCCACGTACATGGCGACGGCCTTGAACATGGACAAGTTCTTCGACGCCAGGGCATACCGGATCTACTTGGCAAACGTGATACGCGACTTGGGCGACCCGAAAGACCCGATCGAACGGATGCTGATCGAGCAACTCTGTCTCGCACATTTTCGAGTCGCACAATTGCATGGTGCGGCCGGGCAGGCAAACGGGCTGGAGGGCACGATGTTGCTCAACACCGTTGCCGCCCGGATGCTCGGTGAGATGCGGCGCACGGCGCTGAGCCTGAAGGCGTACCGCACGACGGCCATGCCGACCAACCGTCAGAAGGCCCAGCTCAAACTTTTCAAAGCCTCGCAGTGATCGGGTGCAGCCCCCGAGGGGCTTCGCCCGCGCGTAGAAGGGAAAAGGATTCGTATGCAAAATGCGAACACCGAACTGGGCAGTAACCCGCCCTCGACCCCCAACCCGAAACGCGTCGCGGCTGGGCGGCTCAACAGGGCCAAGCGGAAGGGCCTCACCGCCGAAGGCCGCGAGCGCCTCCGACGTGCCGCACACGCCCACCAGCCGTGGCTCCTCTCGACGGGGCCTCGCACGCTCGCCGGCAAGGCGAAGGCCGCGGCGAACGGGAAGAAGCGGCAGCAGGGTCTGGTGAGCGTGAGGGAGTTGAAGGCAGACCTGCGGCAACTTCGGGCGGTGCTGAGGGATATGTCGGAGGCTCGCAGATCCGTGATGTCTGATCTGTGATTCTGCCCGTGGTAATGGGGCGAGTGCGCGGCTGTTGATGACGGCAGGCCGTTGAATTGCGGCCGGTACGTCGATCCGGCAAAGAGGTTCGGGACTGACGACGTGCCGGATAATGCAGGGGCGGGACGAACGACCGAAAGAGCCGCTGGATGATTCGAACGCGGGCGAATGCTCGCGAGTGACCGGGGCCGCTCGGCACCCCTTACTCAGCGGCGCGCTTCCGCAGGGCGGCGGCCCTCGTCCGAACTCGCTCGGCCTCGACCCGGCCGTCGGCGTCGTCCGGGAGCTGCCGTGCGAGTCGGTCGTACTCGTCGGCGGCGAACAGCAGCACCTCGCGATGTCCCTCCCCGACCGACCCCGGCCGCTGCGGCAGCTCGGACGACGAACTGTACCCCGCCGTTCCCGGTGAAGGGTCGATCAGCCGGTCGATCGCCCGCACCTGGTCGTACAGGGCGGTCGCGGGCTTCCACGTCACCCCGGCCGGGTAGTCCCACGGCAGCAGTTCCACGGTCTCGTACCCGCGCCGGTAGAAGCGGACGGTGACCTTGTGTCCCCGGTAGTCGCTGCCCCCGAACATCGGCCCCCAGAAGCAGAACCGGCGGGCGAGCCCGACCCCGAACTGGGCGGGCACCACTTCCTCGGCCGGTAGGGGGTGGAACCGGCACCGAGTGCCGGCCGACGGACAGTAGTTCTGGCTCCCCAGAACGATTCGGTGGTTGGCCCGGACCACGAACACCTCGTCGGGCGGGGCATCGACCCGGACCTCCGAGACGTGGTCGAGTGTGGGGTAGGCGTACCCGGCAAAGCAGCCGGCCTGGACCAAGGCGATACCGGCCGCCAGGACGAGTCGGGCGCACTTGCTCAT